TTTTGAATAATTTATCCAATTCAAAAACACAGGAATTTCTCGAAGAATTTTTGTTTGGCGAAGATATAGCTCTAAAAGCAGACCGGGATATCGAAACCAAAGGTGGAGATATAAGCACGACGAAAGGTATCGATTGTTTAGTTGATGGACTCCTCGATAAAATGCGAATTCTTCCAGGTCAAATCCCAATGCATCCAGATATCGGAGCTCTTCCCAAACCTGGATCTGTGCCAGACGATTTTCTCAATTTGGTAATCCCTAAAAAAATTCTAGATGATATACAATCTGACTTGGGTGTTCAAACTGCAGATATTGTAGAATTCTCAATTGATTCTGATGCAATCTCTTACATTGTGAAGGTGAATCCAATTGGTGATTTCAAATCCTTTAAGTTAAGAAGAGTTAGAGGCTTAATTGAGTGAAAGTTAATGCCATTAAACCAGATTTTCAAGTTTTTCTATTTGGGTTTGTGCCGAATATCGTAAGTAGGTTATCTAGAAGGCTTTCTCCAGGGGAAATCGCTGCTATGCGTTCTCCGATTGAAATTCCAGGAGAATTCATTGATTCTCTTACTTATGTAGATTCCGTTGATAATGGAAGTTTTACCCTAACTCTCGCAAAAGGTGCAACAGGGAATATTATTACTACCTATGCTGGGAAAGTTCGCATTCGTGAAGTTTTGCGAACTGGTGAGCTCATTGTAGTGACTGAATCACAAAAAACTAAGTTTGTTGGAAGAATTAAAACAGCCAATCACGTAAGTAATGTATCTGGAGAGCAAAGCTATGTGATTTCCGGGGGAGGAATGGAAGACTGTATCCAGTCTCAAACCTTATTTATAGATTTCGACAACTCTGGTCCCAATATCGCGGGACAACCTGCTGAAAGTGTTTCCAATTTGCCAATTCCTAAAATCCAAGCTGCGCTAAATATAATTTCTGAAGTGATTTCTGAATCGAAAACACCTAGCGGAATTATTGAATCACTTGCCGATGCTGCAATAAGAACTCTACTTTCCAATGGGAACTACGGAGGTGAGATTTTTCGGGATCTCATAAGCTATAAATTTGATAAACTGTCTTACACTATCGGATTTATCCATACAGTTCAATGGATCAACAATCAGAGTTTTGGGATTTCTCTTTCGATTTGGTCGCTTATGGCATCAATCGCAAAATCACCGCTATATGAACTTTTCTTCCATTACGATCAAGATTGCGCACTTTATGTTGGCGAAACAACTCCGCCAATTGAAAAAAAATCAAATGGCTTTGGCCTATTAGGATCTGATGACTATACGCCAGATATTTCACTTGCTAAATTAGTTTTTCGGAAAACCCCATTTGATAAGTTAGAAGACGATTTCTTCCTTCCATATTTTGGGATCTCTTCAGAGGTCCCTGAATCTCAATTCAACAGTTTTGACCTCACCGAATCCCAAGAGGATATTTTCTCTGGTGTTCATGTGAATCTCGGGATCCAAGATACCATCACCGGACTCGCTTTAAATCCAGTTACATATAATCCATCTTTACTTGCTAAATTTGGACAAAGAGTAATGCAGATTACAATGGATGGAGTAGGGATGCCTCCAGAGTTGCAAGCACCTGGTTCACAAACAGGTAAGATTGCGTCCCTTCTCAAGATTCAAGAGAAATTATACGAAACATTTGGAACAGGCGAACGGATATTCACGGGTTCATTTTCTGGATTTTATTTTCGTGGATTATGCAAAGGACAAATCATGCGTCTTACGGATGATGATGGCTTTTCCGATTCTCTACACAAAGAAATCAAACAATATCATCCTAATTTTTATGTGACCGGTGTTCGAGTAACCTGGCGACCTGGTTCAGGAATCGCAACTCAAGAAACAATGGTTAAATGGGGGAAACGAATCGAAAACGCCGCTTGGGAAATAGATTAGTCCCATTCTAAAGTTGAATACCAGTCTTCTAAATCCTCTTTTGATTCATGAATTGTCTCTTCAACTTCAATTTCACAGCCGCAGAGTGGATGAACAGGAGCACATAACCAATATGAGGTCTTATTTCTACCTACATTATTTTTTCCTGGCCACACAGCGATTTTTGCTTTTGGATCTCCTTTTATAATATCTTCACCACCATAGAAACTTGAATTCTCAAAATCACTTTGACTTTTGAAAAGTCTGACTACCGTTCCCCAATGATCTGAGCAAAATTCGCATGAATGCCTAGTTTTAGTTTTAGCTTTCACAAACGAAAAACTGGTGTCATGTAAATGTTCTTTGTCTATCTCGAAGTGTTCCCAAAAATTCATTAGTAGTGTTTTAAAACCTCGGAAAGGATTGTGTTCAATTTTCCCTTAATCACAAGAAACTTGGCCGAGTTATCTGGTGTTAAGCTCGATGTCCCGGGTGCTGTACACTGAACTGTGATTTTAGTGATTTCGTCACAGATTTCTTCTAGGATTGATTTCAAAGTTTCTCCTTGTGCAGCTTTTTCCAGAGAGTTTAGAATTGGTGGAATTGTGTGATCGATTTGGACTCTGGTAGTATCTAATTTATCTTTAAAGAGAACTTTATTTTTATCCCATTTTGTTCGATGGCCAGATTCGTGGCCGACGGATGTTTCTTCAGAATCGAATTGAGTAGAATGTTTAAGTAGTGAACTTTTTCCTTTTGTCTCAGCTGCAAATGGATATACCTGGATGACTATCGGATTGTCTCTACGATTTTGGAGAAATCCAACAAGTACCATTTGGCCTTCTCGGTATCCAAATTTGAATCCCGAGAGAAAGCCCAATAGACCGATATAAGGTCCCGGGAGGCGGACTTTCTTTAGAATCTGGCCATTGAAAAGCCGAATGTCGGCCCGGTATTTCATAAGTCCACCGCTAAGAGAATCGATTTCACCTAGCTCCAATCCATTCATGATGCCTGGTTGTGCAAGACTAGGTGGTGCAAACGCAACTTTCGATTGTCTTCCAAATGATGGGAATTCTGGCATGGGAAGGGACAAATTCGTGGATTTTGTAATTTGTCAACGGAAAAGAATCAATTAATAGAGCTTCTACGTTATCCAAATTGGTTGACTCATTGGTTCCTTGTATTCTAATTTTGCATACCGATGGCATTATCACCTAACGAAATTAAATCTAGAGCAATTTCATTTATTCACGACCATAAAGATGACAAATACGAAAAGGGGGAGTCTCAAATATTCTGGAGAGATTTCTTTAATATATGGGGTATTAGCGCTAAAAAAGTAGGGATCTTTGAAGAGAGAGCAAAAACTTTAAAGCAAACGACGGGATTTATTGACTATTTTTGGCCCAAAACGATTCTGATAGAACAGAAGAGTCGTGGTGAAGATTTAGATAAAGCATATAAACAAGCATTAGACTACTGTTTAACCGGAGGTATCCCTGATGAAGAACTTCCAAGTTATATTTGTGTATGCGATTTTGAAAGACTTCGATTGGTAAATTTTACAGACCATAAAAAATCAATAGAATTTAAAATCACCGATCTTCTAGACCACCTTCAACGATTTAATTTTTTACTCGGATATGAACAACGGGAATACAAAGATGAAGATCCAGTAAATATCAAAGCTGCAGAGCTCATGAAGAAATTGCATGATGAGCTAAAGAGGAATGGATTCCAGGAACATCCTCTAAAACTTATGCTTGTTCGTCTGATGTTTTGTTTCTTTGCCGATGATACTGGAATATTCAATAAAGACGATTTTCTTTTCTTCCTGAAAGAACGTACCAAGCAGGATGGTAGCGACTTAGGGCTTTGGATTGCTCAATTCTTCCAAGTACTCAATACCCCTACGGAACAAAGGCTCGCAAACCTAGATGAAGACCTTGCAAAATTCCCTTATGTCAATGGGCAATTATTTGAAGAATCAATTCCATTCGCACAATTTGATAGTGTGTTACGTGATATTTTAATTCAAACTTGCGAATTTAATTGGGCTCTTGTTAGCCCTGCTATTTTCGGAAGTTTATTCCAATCTGTAATGAATACCGCTGAAAGGAGAGAGCTTGGAGCACATTACACGAGTGAAAAGAATATATTAAAGACTATTCATGGACTTTTTCTGGATGATCTGCTGGAAGAATTTGAAACTTTAAAATCAAAAAAGAGTATTAAAGGGCTCGATGAACTATTGGCTCGGATTAGAAAAATTAAAATACTCGATCCAGCCTGCGGTTGCGGTAACTTTTTAATTTTATCCTACCGCGAACTTCGACGTCTTGAAATCAATTTATTAAAGGAAATCAGAAAACTCAAAGGACTTGGACTTGAGTTATCAATTCAAACACTTGAAAGTCTCGATGTTGATTGTTTATACGGAATTGAAATCGAAGAATTTCCTGCTCAAATTGCAAAAACGGCAATATGGATTATGGATCATTTGATGAATGTCGAAACAGGTAAAGAATTTGGAGAGTATTACGTTAGGCTCCCATTGAAGAAATCTCCAATGATTGTCTTTGGGAATGCTCTAAAATTGAAATGGGAAGAAATAATCAGCCCGAATGAAATTTCATACATTCTGGGGAATCCTCCATTTATTGGTCATCATTTACAAACAACAGCTCAGAAAGAAGAACTCAATGTAGTACTAAATGAAATTCAGGCTTCAGGTGTAATGGATTATGTTTGTGCGTGGTATATGTTGGCTGCTAGATACATTCAAAAAAATCCAAACATCCTTGTTGCATTTGTTTCGACAAATTCAATAACTCAAGGCGAGCAAGTAGGAATCTTTTGGAAGCCTATGATTGAAAAATATGGAATCTCAATTTTTTTCGCTCATAGAACCTTTAAATGGAGTAATGAGGCAAAAGGGAAAGCTGCAGTTTTTTGCGTAATAATTGGGTTTTCAAAAATAGAAAAAAGAAACAAAAGAATCTTCTTTTATGAAAATGCTAATGCTGAACCAGTTGAGAAGAATGCATCTAATATAAACCCTTATCTAAACCAAGGGAAAAATATATATCTTGATAACAGAAGTCATCCTCTTTTTGATCATACTCCAAAAATGCTTTATGGTTCAAAACCAACTGATGATGGAAATTTTCTTTTAACAGAAGAAGAATTTAATACTGCAATTCTAGATGATAATCGAATTAAAGAATTTGTGCGCCCCTTTGTAAGCGCGAAAGAATATCTAAACGGATTAAAAAGATATTGTATTTGGTTGGATGAAGTAGATCCATCTCTATACAAAGATATTCCATTCATTATGAAGCGAATTGAAAAGGTTCGGAAGTTCCGATTGGAGAGTAAAGCACTATCTACAAGATCTTATAAATATCATCATCTTTTTAGGCAAGTTACACAGCCGAAGTCTGACTATATTTTAGTTCCGAGACATTCTTCCGAAAATCGATTGTATGTTCCGTTTGGCTTTTTTTCAAAAAATGACATAGTTGCAGATAGTTGTTTTTCAATTCAAAATGCAAACCGTTATCATTTTGGGATTATAACTTCACTTATGCATAATGCTTGGATGCGAGTCGTATGTGGTAGAATCAAGGGAGATTACCGATATTCAAAAGATATTGTTTACAATAACTTTCCTTGGCCAGAAAATCCTTCAGATAAACAAAAAGAAGAAATAGAAAAACTTGCTCAATCGGTTTTGGATGCCAGAGCGCAATTCCCTGAGTCCTCGTTAGCTGATCTCTATGACCCACTAACAATGCCAAAAGTCTTGCGGGATGCTCACAATAAACTGGACAAAGCCGTGGACAAGGCTTACCGACAAAAGCCATTCCAGTCTGAGTCAGAAAGAGTAGAATTCCTCTTTGAACTCTACGAAAAATATACAAATACACTCACATCACAAATAAAGATTCCAAAAAAGAAAGGAAAAATAGGGGAATAGCCAAATTTCGTATTCTAAAAATAATAAAGATCAAATAAAATCAATCAAACTTGATTTGATCAAAACGCCAATTTAGATTATGGAAAGGAACATTTAATTCAAATGGATTATCACTTAGAAAATTTATCGGAGGATGACTTCGAAAAGCTAGTCAATGTTATATGTCAGAAAATTCTTGGAACTGGGATTGTGAGTTTTTCAAAAGGACGTGACGGTGGTAGGGACGGGAGGTTTTTCGGAACTGCTAATTCCTTTCCATCTAATTTATCTCCATGGAAAGGGAAATTCATTATACAATCGAAACATACAAGTGATTATCAAGCAAGTTGTTCAGATAATACATTTTTTGAAAACAAAACTAGTGTTGTAAAATTGGAAATCGAAAAAATTAAAAATTTAAAGATAAAGAATGAAATCGATAATTATCTGCTTTTTACGAATAGAAAAGAAACCGAGACGCGAGAAAATGCAGTAAAATACATAAAATCAGAAACCGGTTTAGAAAACGTCGATATTATTGGAAAAGATACTATACAAAGTTGGTTATCCCAAAATATAATTATCGTAAAACAATTTCGATTAGATAAATTTGCTACTCCTTTCGATTTCTACGAAAATGATATCAAAGATTTAATTCAAATATTTCATGAAAATACTCCAAAATTTACGAATATCAGTTTAGTAGTGGATAGGCCTGCAATTGAAGAGAAAAATAAAATAAATAATTTAGATTCATCGTATTTTGAGAATATATTGATTGAAGACTTAAATAAGTATCATCAGAAAATATTAGAGTTTTTAACTGATCCGAAAAATGAAGTTTTTGCAGGATTTTATGAGGAAACAAGCATTGAACTCAAAAGGGTAATTGAAATCAATATTGATAAGTTCGAAAATTTCAAGCATGTATTCGATTTTCTTACAAGATATATTCTGGACAAAGAACCAGAAAGATTAAAAAAATACAGGAATATAATTCCAGCATTTTTTCATTTCATGTATTATCAATGTGATATTGGGAGAGAAAAATGATAAAACCTCATAAATATTTAAATTTAGATTTGTCGATATTAAATATTTCTGCTTTTATCCTTCAGGATTTAAAAAAAAATTCTATTTTGTCTTACAATGATGTTATAAATTCCAGCATAAATAAATTTGGAGAAAATGTAAAAGACACAATCCCATTCGCACTTAGCTTTTTATTTATGCTCGATAAAATCGAATACCTTGGCAATGAATTGGATGCCTTCCAATTAAAGGGATATTTAATTGAAACTCAGTAAATTGTACTCAAATAAACTTTTCCACAATATAAAATTCAATACAAACAGAGACAAAATAAATATTATTATTGGGGACTCGAAAAAAAAAGAAACGGAAAAGGATCAGCACAATTTAGGGAAATCTAAAATTTTAATTTTAATCGATTTTTTATTATTAAAGAAAAAACATTCTGATTTATTTTTATTCACAACAAAATTAAAATCTGATCCGGAGTCGCCAAATTCAGGAAGCATTATAAAAAATTCTGAAATTATTGCGACCTCAGATAAAGGATCTTTACTATTCCAAGGATACGAATTTTATTTAGAGATTTTATTGAATAGTGGGAAATATCTCGTAATAAAAAGAACCATTGAGAATCCTACGAAAATTTCATTTAAACATTTAGAAAAATCTGATGAAGGTTTTATTTGTTATTCTGATTGGGACGAAGAAAATATTCCAATTGATAAAGCAAAGTCTAGGTTAAATGAACTACTAAATTTCGATTTTAGCCGAAATTACCAACTAGACTATCGTAAACTTGTAAATTATTCTTTGAGGATGCAAGGAGATTATGATTATCAGAGGAATAGCATTTTTCAATTAAGTAAATTCAAAGGTAAGGATAAGTTTTGGAAACCCTTAATGTTTGCTTTGTTAGGATTTAATAAAGAAATTCCACTTAAAAAATATAACCTGGAAAATAAAATTAATGATGATAAAAATACTATCAAAGAGCAAAAAATTACATTCGACATTAATCCGACAGAAATTGATAGTTTGGTTGGCCAAAAGCAGGTCAAAGAACTCGAGTACTCTGATTTACAGAACGAGATTGACAGCTATAATTTTTATAATCAAGATCGCGAGATTATAGACAATTTGGTAGGTAGTTTAGAAAATAATATTTCAGCACTAAATTCTCAGCTATATAATTTAGAATACGATATAAACAAACTAAATCAATCCATAAAAAATGGATTTTCTTTTGATACAGAGAAAATAAAAACACTATTTGAAGAATTCAATGTTTATTTTCCAAATCAACTTTTAAAATCTTATGAACAGCTGGTAGATTTTAACAAAAGGATAACCAAGGAGAGAAACGAGCAAATAAGAGATTCTTTGATAAAAAAACAACTGGAAGTTACAAACATTACGACGGAATTAATTTCTCTAAATGCACAAAGAGAAAAATACAGAGATATTTTAAATGATTCAGCAATTATTAAGAAATACAAAGAATATCAAAGAAAAATGGTGAAACTAGAAACCGAAATTTTACTGATAAATACAAAACTTAATAGTATTCAAAAAATTGAAGCCAAAGAAAATGAAATTAAGACCACCATAGTAAAAGAATTAGATGGCGTTATCGAAGAACTAAAAAGCACAATCGCGAGTACGGGAAATAATGAAAAGTATGCTAAAATAAGAAGATTATTTTCGGATATTACTAGAAAGATTACTCATTCGCAAGCTTATATTTCAATGGCATTAAATCAAAGTTCAAACATTGAATTTGAGTGTAAATACGAAAATAGTGCTAAAGATGAAGGAACTACATATTATAAATTACTCTGTATTGCTTTCGATATTGCAATTCAATCCGTTTATTCGAGCGAATCATATTTTCGGTTTATATTTCATGATGATGCATTTGCAAATTTAGCAAACACTCGCAGAATTGATCTTTTAAAAACTGTAAGGGAATACACAAAGAAATACAATATTCAATATATTTTCTCTATCATAAAAGATGATATACCAAGTAATTTTTCATATGAAGATGATGAGGTGATTTTGGAGCTCCACGATAGAGATGATTCGGGGAAGTTATTTTATATGAGCTTTTAATTTAATTCAAATTTATGATAAATTTAGACTATATACAATAACCTCGTTTAATTTTCACTAAATCAGATAAAAACCAATTTGGAAATTTTCGCTGTCCTGGATTTGGGTACTAGCCATATCTAATGGTCTTGACTAGACTTTAGCCTAATCTTAAGTTAGTTCATGAAAAATTTTCTATTCATTCTTTTCTTTTTAACAATTACATTTCCTATTTTCAGTAAAGACGAAAAACCGAATGAGGCCAACGGGCATGATTTGGTCTGCAAGCAAATTAGAATTATTGCAGGTGATGACTCACCTATAGTTAAAATGATGTCAGAGTTGACCAATCCCAATAGTGAAGGCGGAATGCTGGCAATGGCAGGGGTAGTCCGATGTGAGAATTCCACTTCAATTTGCTATGGCGCTTCTGGAAGTGCGCTTTCTTGTCACAAAAAATAATACTGAACCAAGCTTATACTGCGCAATCGTTCCCCTTACGTTAAAATACAACATCAACGAGGAGAGTTTGCAGTTCTGGGCCTCAGAGAGCAAAAACCGTATAAATTGCCACTAATTAGATAATAGGAGGAAATTGCTTCAAATTTGGAGTTAAATAAATAAAAAAATTGACGATAGTAAAGACATAATCTAAAAAGTGGTCTAAAGATTACCGTCGTTAAATACAGAATCGGTAAATGTTTCAACTCGGGCCGACTTTCTGGGCTCTTAGACATAATTAGAAGAACGAATTACAAGTAAGGCAATAAAAAAATGGATCAGGAGTTTACGGATTTAGTCGTAAAAAATGCGAAATCAATAGCGGTTTCTCATTTATGGGCTTTTTACAGGGACAAAGATGATTCGCAATTTTCTAGAAACCCAAGCTTAGACTATCATTTACATTTCATTTCGTTTGATGATGACAATGAAAATATTGGATTTTTATGTCTGGATACAGGAGATTTCCTTTTTTCGGACAGGGCGACTTTTGGGAATAGCACCCATAGAGTATTGAAAACGGAATTGATTCACACCTTCATAGACAATTTAACAAATTATTTAAGTGTTCAAGGAAAAGACAAAGACCTAGTGGAGCAAATTGTATTAAACAAATGCCCTCAAGTTATTTGGGATAAATTCAATGAAATAAAGAATGCAACTTTCTTTAAAAGCATAACTGGATTAGCGAATTACCTCGATACCCGAAAAGTGGTTACGGGTAAAACTCATGATATTCATTCTCAACCGGAAACTTACAAGAATTTTGAGTATGAAATCTTGGAGGAACGAGGTTTACAGACAGTAAACTAAAATGTTATTTCAAGACGCTCTAAAAGAAATAGTTGAATATGCGAATAGCAAAGGTGTAACCATATTAAATAAAGAACAATGGACGATTTTCCAGATACAAAGAAATGGTATCTTGATTGAATTACTGAAAATTCCAAGAAGAGAAAATACAAATACAAAGATTCATAAAAGTTTTCTCTCTCAATGGAAATCTAAAATCGATGACTGCGAAAAAGTTTTCATAGAATTTGCCCAGACCCAAAAACCTTGACAAGCATTACCGCCTACGTCTAGATTAGGCAATGATCAGAATAGTTTTCCTTTCTTTAATTTTAACTTCCTCCCTCTCCGCCAAAACCCTGGATAACAAAGCGTTTTGCGAAGTGATAGCACAGGGGAAGGAAGCAGCTGACCTGAAACAAAAAGGGCTCACTGTGAAAGGGGAACGACTGCAAGGTGAAGTCGAAACAAAACTTAAAACTTTTATTACAGTTGGAACGCAAATCTTACCAGACGAAAATTTGAGAGTCATAAAGAGAAGGGGGAGACTTCCTGAATATGTGATTCAGTGCTTGGATATTAAATATTCGGATGAAATGAAAGTAGAATACTCCAGTGAAAAGAAATATTATAAGAATGCTGGATCATTCTGGATATGTTACCAAGGCGATAAGAACAATTGTGCAAAGAATCAATTAACGGATATTGGCATATATGAAAAATTAGAAGAGAATGTTCAAGGGAAGTCACGATACAATTCCATTCTTGGAAATTTCGTAATAGCCCCATCACAATATGGAGACCTTTATTCTTATCACCATATAGATGGGTTACAGGTTCACGTGATAATTTCTAAAGTAGAATCAACTCAGAGCGTTGAAATAGATTAGTTTTTTAGAATAATGCTTTTAGATCCGTTACGATTCCATTGAGATCTTTGATACGATCAATCATCATTTTAAATATTTTGTCCTGTAAATCGTTTGCTGTTTTGAAAGCATCGCCAAGTGCCGCTTCCTGATCGAGGGCATTTGCGTGTTCAATATGTCTTTGCCCACCGTAATTACTGACCGCTTGTGCTGCCTCTCTTCCATAATCTGCAGCTTGATCATTTGTGCTAGTTTGGCGACTAATATCCATAACGTCTTTTCCTAAGCGAACGGAATTTTGACCTTCTGTAGCCGTTATAATTCCTTGCTTTTTTAACCAAATAGCTTTTGTTTTCGGATCCATCCCTTGAGTCATTTGATTAATAGCTGCAGTATTTGCCTGGCTTCCCATTCCTTCTTCAGCTGCTGCCATTGCTGCTAAATAATCTCCACCATTCTGTTGCATATGGTGAGCAACTAACATTGAATTCATTTGACCACCGTCTTTGGTCATATTATCGTTCATTGCGCTATATACAGAACTCAATCGATTATCTCTTATTCCAGCATCTCTCAAATTAGATAGAGTTCCGGAAACCTGACCAGCAGATTGAATCCCCATTCCTGAATTATATGCGTTTTCAGAAATCCCGGATACTTGTTGTATAAACTCAGCTTGTCTTAGTCCTCCAAATCCAGAACGAATTCCATCGGTCATAATTTTTTTAAGTGCAGATTCATTCTCCTGAAATCCACCGAATTTATTTAATTTCGCAAATAACTCTGCTCCCGCAGTTCCACCAATCCCCTGAGTAACTCCAAACTGTGCACCTAACTTAGAACCTTCGGTATCAAAATCTTGGCCAGCAGCACTACCACCCAAAACCCGAGCTCTTGATATTCCAATCTGTCCTACCTCAGCATTTCTAACTATTCCACCACCACCTGAAGCATAGCCACCGAATGCGCCAAGTGTTCCTTCTTGTGATTGCATTGCCTGTTGGTGCATTCCAGCCATTGAGGAAATAATGCCAATACCTGCACCCACAACTGCGCCTAATCCCATCGCAAGAGGTCCAATAGCGGCACTCATGCGCCCTAAGGCACCTGATTTTTTATCTTCGCCTCCAGCCGGAGGGGTACCACCAATCGGTGTACTCCCATCGCTACCACCTCGACCAGGTATTCCGACACCTCCACCAAATGCACCAGATCCACCTAAGCCTCCTTTTAGGTATAGATTCATAATCCTTGCTTCTTTAACTTCAAGGATGTTGTATTTCGATTTGGCGTTAGGTGATGGTGCTCCGCCACCTAACCCATGACCGCTATCCTCTGAGTTACCACCATCATTCTCAGATTTCCCCGTTTTGATTTTATATTTATCCCATTCCTTCTTAGTTGTGTCCTTGAATTTTCTGGCTGATTGAATTTTCCTATTGATGATGCCTGAGAATCGACCTGATCGCAATTCCGAAGAATCTTGGTCAAGAGGACTTGCATCTGCTCCGGCCTGATAACCCTCGCCAAGTGATTGGGTTCTTTTTTGGTTTTCTGTAAGTTCTTTTTTCTTTGGTTTTTCTCCTCCGCCAGAACTTCCGCCGGTCTTCCCATTCCCACTTCCTGAACCTCCACCAGCACCTTTTTGGCGTTTGGAGATTTCAGAGACTATTTCTGGTCCAAGTTTTTGCGCTAGTTTCGATGCAATACTGTCAATATCTATGAGTACTTCGGCCATGACTATGCCTCACCTATCTGTTGTTTTAGTTCAGCGATCTCACTTGCCCGTTTTGATCGTGCAATTCGTTCTTGGTCTGCTTTTGGAAGTTGACTTATACCTTTATCTATCCAATGAGATAATGGCCGTTTCTCGAGTTCTTCGATTTTCGTTTTTGTGCCCATATACTTTTGAATTTGTTCAAAATCAGGACGAACTGATTCCGCAAGGAATATCGCAAGTTTTTCCTCTGTTTGGAAATCCTCGCTAGTCTGGTACCCTCTCGGCAATATCCGGAACTCTTTTAGAAGATAGAGATTTAGAAGACTGTCTAGGTTGTTTTGCAGAAGCTTTTGTAGATACAACGGTTCGGTTATTTTTTTTTAGACCCGCTTGATAGGCCTTTTCTAGCTTCGAATATTCTTTCCAAACAGAGACTGTAAAATTTTCGTCGGGGATATCCGCAAAATCTAACCCTTCTAGTTCTGAAGGTCTATCAGATATTGTATAGTTCAAAGTCACAAAAACATATTCCGATGTATAAGTTTGGTTTGGAATTGAATCGAGTGAAACACCACCTAATCTACGTGAAATGAGAATATCTATATTACGACGATCTGAAGGAAGAGGGAATCTTCCTCCGAATTTATGACCATCAACTTCAAATTGGAATTCTCTTTCGACTCCAGGGAATAGACCCATACTTAGTTATCACCTTCCATGTGTTGAATTCGAATTATCTTAAAGGAAACGTTTCTAACACTTGGTTGAGTAGTTGAAATATTTGTTCTGCGAGTATTGAGTTTTGCAACACAACGCATAATTCTTTTCCCAGTACTTTTTTCCCTAAATTCCCACAAATTTCCTTTTTTAGTTAAGATATTTGTTAAATCAGGGAGAGACTTTACTATGGAGCCAGGATCTTTTTCATCCGTGATAACCCACATTTTTCCAGAAAATGAGCCATCAAAGAATAATGCTTTTGTATCCTTCGGGAAAAAATCACCAATTGCACGAATGTCAGTTTGGTTATAGTTTTCATCGACATCTATATCATCCACATAAGCAGCAAGTTTTCCATCTATGTAGACTTGAGCATTGGACCCAACTAGGATCGAAGTATCTGGTATGTCACCAATTGAGATATCTGGCATGGCTTATGCACTTCCTTTGAGAGTATCAAGAGAGAGAATGTAGAAAATGAAATTCACTGGTGAGATCACCGTACCTTCGAGCGATCGAAAATACCAAGTGTCGCCATCAACTTCGACAACGAAATCTTTTTGGAAAGCATCAACACCGAGAGCAGAGGAGCCTACCAAATAACCTTTTTCAACAAAGGACTGAAGTCTCTGTTCCACATATCCCTTTACGTCTGCAACTGTCACACCTTGGACTTTTGCATTTTCATCCACCGTTGAACGACCGATAAATCGAGAATTAAATCCTTCCCTGAGTTCACGAACCATAGTTAGGGCAACGGCAACACTGTTCTTTTCGTTGAGTATGATATTGTCTTTTCGTTCGGTTGTGATGGATCTTTCGATCACCCATGCACCTGTGACAGGATTCTTAGTTAAAACCAAAGCACCATCACGGATAGAAGCATCGCGAACAGAATCGATCAGGTTTTCAGCGCTTTTGAGGATATTGAGTGCTTTCCAGGTTGGGGAATGTCGAGGAGAGTTTGCAGCAGAAATTGCATTATCTAAAACAGAAAGCATATAACCAGGATAAGTTTTTTGATTACCATCAAGACCAAAGTAAACAAATTTCTCTAGTCCGTAGTTCATCCAATAGACACCTAAAGTGCGGGCTTCCTCACGCCTTGCATCAACAGATAACGACAAATCTCCACCACATCCACCAATCGTTTCCTTCCCCCCATCCGGAGAAATCATATCAAAGCAAGCGGTTTTAAAATGCACTTTGTCAGATAAGGAGGATGCGAGAATATTACGATACATTGCAGGAATTTTCTTTGCAAATGTAATCGCATCTTTAACAGCAGTAACTCCTTCCGTACCTGTTGTACCACCAATAGTTAGGTAGGTGAATATTGTATTGTTTGCAAAAGGTTTTTTAACGGTCGCTGCCGTTGTAAATACTGCAAATCCTGTAGATTCAATCCAATTCTTCTCAGCAAACAAATCAGCATAGACAGTCGCAATAGCAGGACTTTTTACTGAAATTGCATCCTCAGTTTCAACATGATCCAAATTGGACATCAAAAATGTTGCATTGGACATCATTGACGCAGTGTAAAATGGGATAGAATTGATATAATCCACAGCTTCAATAGCTGTAGGATAATCAGCAAATGGAACAGAAAGTGAAAGTGATCCATCATTTTGACCTGCCAAAGTAACAATTAAAGCGGTTCCATTAACGGAAAGAATCGCAGAAGTCGCATCTCCGGAATAAGATATAGTTAAAACTTTTTGTTCAAGAGCAGGGGAGGTAAGAATACCTTCGTTATCACCAATCTCAATTTGTTTAGTCGCTACCGTTTTACGGAATCGAACTTTTTTACCTTTCGGCCCAGGGATAGGGAAGGTAAGAGTATGAGATTGTCCTGATTTTAATGATGGAATGGATGCACTTGCAGCCACATTTGCTCTTGTATTGAGTGCTATGAATCTTTGTGGTCCAGGCGCAAAATCATCTTCGCTAGATGGAGTATCTGCAAGCATAATCGCTTCCAAAAGTTCGCCACCACCTAGAACTTTTTTCGCCTCATCGAACGAGTAAAAAATATAATATCTTTCGTCATCTGGTAAATTTGTATCATTACAATTTACACCATTGTCGGCTTGCCCAATAATTAATTGAGTGAATAGATCAACAGAATCGCCAGGGATTTGATCCTTAGCACGAAATTTTCCTCTCGAACCTGGTCGAACGTAAGAACGTCCCTCGAATGCTTTTCCTAAAACGCCCATTTACTTTTTCACTCCCCAAAATTCCTGAAATGCTTTCTCGTAATCATCTTTGGCCTTCAAACCGTTAAACTTTCCATGGTTCTTTACCAAAAACTCCCGGAATACTTGCGCCATAGAATAACGGGCAAGTTCAGGTTTGGACTCAATGAATTTTGCAGTTGGATCCTTTACCAATTCTTTGTTAGGTGAAGCATCCACGACTTTTGTAGCTTTTTGCTTTGTTTCGACGTTAGAATCTTGAGTCCCTTGCATGGGAAGTGACAAGGGAACTAGACTCCAAAATTATCAACTAAATTTTTGATTTGAGAGGATGAAAATTCATGTTTCTGTTTGATTTTCCTAGCTTTTCTTTACCGGGAAGAGTCCCTACTCCATCAAAGTAAACATCAGCTTTTTCAATGAGAGTTCCTTCAGTGAACCTAAACTCTCTTTTGATTTGCCTTACTGATAACATTACTTCGAAACCCCATGCACCTCTTCCGATTTGAGGTGCTTCTACGTTAAGAGCAGGTTTCCCTTCAAGACTTACTGAAGCCTTAAATTTCTTTTGTATGTTGTGTTTGAGAAAAGGAAGGACTGACATCGTCGCCTTATATAATTCTTGGGCCGTTTTCCTTCCATTGTTGCCGCTTCCTCCCCAACCAGATATGTTTACATTTGAAACGATATGTGAGGTGTAAGATTCCACTATACCAAAGTTAGTTGATTTTAGAATCTTATCAAATTGTTTGTATCCAAAATGTTCGTATTCAGAATCTTTTTTATTTTTATAGGCGATAATTTTGTTTTTTATCTGTGAATCAAAAGGGAAAATTCTGTAATTCCCAGCTAAATCATCAGAGGGTTCATCATCTGACCATTCCACCCCAACTTTTGGGAAAAATGAATCAGAATCTTTAGCCCCTTCCCCGGAAGGGACAGAAGCGATTGAATACAGTGGATGACCCGGGTGAACAATTTTATCACAAGAAATGCCCCTATCTCCCAAACCAGTCTCTAGGTAGAGTGCTTTCAACTCTTGGATGATCCGAAATTCAGGATCCAATTGCCACATTGATAATATCATTTCCGTTTTTCCTTTTGAGCCTTGATTCTATTCTCTTGAAGATCGATTATAATAGCCTCGGCAAGCGCCTTGAGAAAGGGTTCGCTTGTAAGAAGCTGATCAGCAACCTTTTGCATTTTGGCTGAAAATTTCTGTCCCTTGATTTCAGGATAAGGCTTCCATTGGGAATCCGAAGTCACCATTATCAAATTATGATTTGAACTACTGCTTCCACCTCTTTCTTGAGTTTGAGAAAATTGGAATGTTTTAGTTCCTTTCTTTTTGTCTGTTAGCTTGGTATAACTATATTTATTCCGAGTTACAAATCCGCCATTTGGTGACTCTTCCTTGTGACTCCCAATAATTTTCATGACTACGTCCGCTTGGCTTTCGTTAGATGCCATGGGAACAATTAAATATTTTTTCCCACCTTTAGATATTCTGACTTTCTTTGAATTATTCAATAGGCTTTGAACAATATCAAAAGCACCTCTACCGTTTTCGGCAATTTTATCAACATCATAGTTCCCAGATCCTTTTGAATAAAATATTTTATATCCAATGCCTTGTTGTTCGATTTGTATCTGACCTCTACTAAGATACTGAACTCCCCACCAACCTAATCCTCCTGCTTTAACCCCAAGTTTCGCTCGTTCGCCTGCCATGAAGAGCCATCGAGACTGGATTTTTTCAGCAGCTTCTCGGAGAACTGAAAAATATCGAGGGAAATTTTCAGGCCTCTTTTTGATTTGCGATAACACATTGGAAATACTCACTTTAACATACCTGATTTTTATTTTTCAGAGCTTTGAGGAAAGTTCCAATCGAGCTTTTGAAAGCGAACATATCCGGAGTTTGGGAATCTGCTTTTATTTCGCTGAATTTCTTTTTCAATGAATCTCTAAAAGCAGCGATATTATTGAGTGCATCAGATAGCCTTGCAAGTTCTGTTTCCAGTGCACTCTCACCTTTCGTTGCTATAATAGAAGCTGCTAGTTCTTTCGCTTTTCCTTCATTGAGATCCGTAATTGTATCACCAAGGAATTTCTGAATTGGTTTTTGAATTGCTGTTAGTAAGTTTTCGAAGCCTGCTGAATTTGCCCTCGCATTGTCCTCGCCACCTGCATATTTCACAGCCTCCTGTTCTACTTCAGATCTACCGGTAGAGTCCACGTTCCCGAAGGAAAAATTCTGTGCTTTGAGACTATCAATATACGACTTAACTTGGTTAGGTGAAATTCCTTTGCCTTTGTTTTGATTGTACCATGAGAACGCCTTTCTTTGGATAGTAGGTGAGGGATTCCCTCCTTCATCGATCCCGTTTTTTGCGATAACGATTGCCAATGACTCAGGAATCGATTCCCTTTTCTCTTTGGATCCATCGTTTGCTTTATCTGATGTACGGATGTTCTTTTTCGCATCGGTTCGGAGAAGGTCTTGAAGTTCTGGAATTAAATTGTTGAGTGCAATGGTTCCCTTGACATATTCCGTAGACTCTCCTGTTCTTTCTGAAATTTCCTGTACGGACTTACCTTGCTCGATAAGTTTCGCGTAGGCTTTTGCATCATCCAACCGTTCCACTTCACGCTTGTTTTTGTTCGCTGAGACCTGCGCGAGTAAACGATCAGATTCAGAATTGTATTTTTCCTCAATTACATAGATTGGGGTATCTTTTGGAAGTTTTGCTTCCGAAATAAGTTCTTTTACGGCTGTGAAACGATGATGTCCATCGACTACTGTCAGTTTACCGTTTTTATCTCTATCAACTTTAATTGGAGAACCAGGATCGAAACCTTTGGCAAGAATTGAAGATTTGATTCCTTCTATAACTTTTCGATTATAATTTTTCTCGTCAGTGTATTGCTCAATTGTAGAGATATCTGAAGCAGGAACTTCTTTTAATTTATTTGAAGTCTTCCCGGACACAGATTGTCGATAGACATGTTTGTCTCCAGAAATGCGAAGTGCTTGCGATCTTATCTTAGGGCTTTTTTTTTTAATTTCAGAAATTGCTTTTATTGCACCATCTTTCTTAGCATTATCATTCCCTTTCATTGCTTTGGAACGTGCATCAGGATCGAGTGCTTGTTTTTCTTTGACGTAATTCGAAATTGCTTTCTTGTCTACGTTCCCTTTAGCATCAACTGGAAATGTGTCAGGTGCATCTACCTTGTATAATGCTTCAAATGCGACTTTCTCTAGATCGCTAAGTGTTTTGAAACCATCACGCACCTGTTTTTCTTTCATTGCTGATCTTAATTCAGAACGGGCTTTTTCAATTTCCGTCCTAAACTCATCCTCACTGAGGCTTTTATCCTTCCGAATGGTATCAATTTTATTCCAGGATTGAGCGATTTTAGCTTCAATCGGGTCCTGCTCGTTGACTAATTTGGATAGTTCCTTAGTATCAGTTTGGGATTTAGGTAAGCTGGAATTCTTTTTCAAACTATCCAGCAATTTACCCAATTCATCTTTTTTGGATTTTGGGATTTCGCTCCAATTGGAAATACCTTGCTCTCCGAGACTTTCAATAGAGTGCTTTGCCTGTGACAAAACTTGTTTTGGATCTTTTTCGGAATAAAATTTTTCAGCTCCTGATCCTTGAGACCAAATCCATTTATCTTCCGTAGGTTTATAAAAAAAACTCACTTCCTTCCCACTTTGTGAAAGGTATTTGTATTTTGTTGCGTTTTTTACTTCTGAAGTTTGCTCTTTGGTGAATCCAAGTTTCTCCAAATTATTTACAATTTCTTGAGAGGATCCCTCCCCATGTTTCTCATTTGAATCAGTATACTTACTTGCTATGAATTGCATGAGCTTCAGATTCCATTTTTTCCCATCCTGAAATTTATCTGCCTGCTCTTTGACCTTTTCCTTTGGAGTTTTTTCCTGTTTCTCTTTGGTGACGACATCGATGTCGTCACCAATCTCTTCTTTTGGTTCAGCAGTTTCTTTTGTAGGCTCGGTTTTTTTTGCCTTAAATTTTGTATCCCATTTGGTTTTGTTTGCTAAATATTCTGCTAGGTGAGAGGAGAAATCCTGTTTTGAGACGGGTCCAACTTCCTTAGTTATTGCATCCAAGTTCTCTTTGTATTCCGATTCAATCTTTGCATTGATTTCCGTCGGCTTGACTCCGAAAAAACTTGCAACCTTGCTCCAAATAGAAGGCTCTTTCTGGCCTTCCTTTTTCGGTACTTGTTTTTTGTGATCTCGATCATACGCTTCTTTTGTGTACCAATAACGATAACCACCTTTCGCCTTTGGTTCTCGCTTGTAGTATTTTACATTCGTTCCTTGTGAGCCTTTGCTCCCTTTAAGGAAATTTAATATGATTGCAAGATTTTGATTCATGGGGAAGGACAAAGGAATGGATCCCAATGAAAGTCAATTCTTTTCAGGATAGACCATAGCGGAAATAGTTCGCTATGGTCATTGGCCAGGCAATTCCGCGCCATGCCTTACAAGAGAAGCAATGTCATCCCTAGTCATAGATTTATCACTTTGTAAGAGTTGAGCGACTCGGTAAATCGTTCCCTTGACTTCTAATTTTCGAAGTGCATTGGCGTTTCCTTGCTTCTCTGCCATCGCTATTTGAACATCAATTAGAGAAACGTTTTTCTGTAGCTTCTTAGAATCGAGAAGGGAAGCATCCCTTACATTTTCAAAAATTTGTGAATCTGTTAAGGTTTCGGGTTTATTGATTTTCCCAAGTCGTTCCGAATCGGATTTGAACTCCCGCATTACTTCATGATAAATATCATCTCTTTCTTTCTTGAGTTCGCTACTAAGATGGCCGAGTTTAATATGTTTTTTCCTGTTTTCCTTTAGTGCAAACAAATACTTTTTGTTTTTAAGTTTGTTTGCATAAACCATAATCGCTTCTGTTGCAAGATTTTTGTTCTCTAAGTCATCCACTCTTTTCTGTTCTTTCGAAGTGAGTTTAAGTTTGGCTTCCGATTTTATTTTTTTAACTGCTCCTTTAAGTTGACCTTTGGATGACATTAGGTTATTCAATTTTTCAGAAGCTTGGATTTTGGCTTCACCGGTTTTATTTGAACTACTCTGATTGGTTTTGATTAAATTGATGGATTTGATTGCATCGGGAATTTTCCCTTGTTTTAATGTATTTGCGGTCTTCTCCAACTGATTACCAATTTTCTCTCCTTTCTTAATCCCTTTAGAAAGAGAATCTATAGCACTCGCTCTTTCCTTATATTTTGGATATTTTTCAAGAAGTGCGGGGTATTCTCGTAATACTTTTACAGGAATTTTAATTCCATTTTGCATGGCTTTTTCGGTAGCTTGCGAATGTTCTTCTTTGGACATACCTGCTTTTTTTGAAGTTGTTTGATGTGCAGCCTTGTTCTCGCTCTCACCAATCATTCGCCATCCATTTGATTCTTTCCGATATTTATTCCCATCAGACCATGTTCTAATTTCCCCAACCTGAGCGAGTTTTCCTTTATTGAAGGGGAGCAATTTATCAATGAAATGCTTTTTACTTGATTTTGCAAAAGCTAGATCTGCGGCCAAAAATAGAAAAATACTTCCTGAAGGGAGCATAACTTTTAGATGACCATCAATCTTATCCAAAACTTTCGCTAGGTGGCCTCGATTTACGCGTCCATCTATTGGTCTCTCAATCCTAACGATATCACCTGGTTCGGCATTTTTAATATCAAATGCCTCGTTTCTCTTCTCTGGCTTCATTTTAGAAATTCTCTGTTTGTTTCTCTCTTTCGCAAGTTGCTCGAACTCCTTCCATCTTTCAAGTGCCTCAACAGCTTTCTGTTCGTAAGTTTTATTTTGACCAGAATTTGAATCTACATTTGATTTTCGTTTATCATTTGAGTCTTGAGAAGGAGTACTGGTCTGCTTGTTACTGGAGACTTCTACCCATCCATTGTCGGTTTTACGATGCTGCTTCCCATCGGACCAAGTACGAGTTTCACCTACTTGGGCTTTATTACTTTTTACGAAAAAGTTTTTTAAAGAGGATTTAATAATCACTGCTTTTGCTTTCTTGGTGGTATCAGCTTTCTCTAACCATGTTCTAAATTGATCCAAAGTCATGGACTGGATATCGCCTAATCCTTTCCAACCAGGAGTATAGTTTGCTAAATATCCTTCTTTTGCTTCTTCCAAAGAATCGAATCCAAGCATGACTTTATGCTCATCGAAAATTCCGGATGAAGGCTTGATTTGATTGATTATGAAAACTAGTTCCGATTTTATGTTTGGACCAATAAAGCAATCGATATGATCACCGTCTTTTCCAAGAGTCCTTTTGAAATAGCCATAATGGTGAACCATTTTATTTTTCCATTCTTTGCCATTGGAATCTTTTCCACATCTATACGTTCCCTTGGGATTTTCGATGGAAATATCGAATCCTTGAACTTTGACGTGGGCTTTTTTATAGTTCCCTGCTTGTTTTTGAGAATGAGTAGGATTGGAATTATAATCTTCTTTTGAAATTTTAAGATGAGATTTTTGGAAAAATTTTCCCTTGAGAGATTTTATATATTCTTTGAAGTTTTTGCCTCGGATAGATTTGGAAAAAGGATCTTTCTGAAGCGCTGCTCCCCCAGTCAAATTTCCTATGTCTGTATTAACTTGGCTATTTGCAGTGAGCATTTTATATTGCAAAGGCAGGATGTTAAGTCCTGCCTTATAATTTCAAACCTATACGAGTGTAGTAGGTAAGTTCTTAATTAAATAGAATCTCTTTGGTTGTAAAACCGCAAGACCACCATACCATTCGACCATACCCGCTAGTTTTCTTTGATAAACTGCGTTCGGTGAGAACTTGGTTTGTAACAAAGGCAACATACGCAACATTTGGTAGGTTCGCTTCTGGTCGAGAGCAGATCTTGAATTGAAATCACCCACAACACCTTCTGTGCAACCTGGGCGCCAAGCATTGAGATCAACATACACAGTGGTAGGGTTTGCAGATTTCACGATTCTTTCTGTCAATCGGAAGTCTCCAGAACCAGGTGATGTCTCACGGAAAATTTGGAAATAAGTAGCCGCATACCCACTTCCAGCAGGTGTAATTGTTACTGTGATTGATTTACCTGCGCTCATTGCACCAGAAGTTACAATCGCACTTGGAGCAGAACGTCCAGATTTGTTACAAGCAACCACTCGATAACTTACTCCAGCATCAACACCAGAAGAATTTTTGGTATCTTTCGGAAGCCACTCAGAACCCAAAACTGGGCCACCGGATACTGCTAACGCAATGCTCGGTGCATCAGGAGCTAGAGAATTTGTTTTCCCAGATACTTTGTTACCATTGGCATCTCTATAAGTTGGCAATTCAACTAGATGACGGTTCATCCAAAGATCAGTTTTAAATTCCAGCCTCTTATCTTTAAGTGGAGCACCAACTAAACCTGGGATATTGTATCCAATGTCTGCCATAGATCCGTTATTCGGTTGGGTAAAAAATTCTTTGGATTCAGTGTAGTATGTATCCAATACGTTTTTAACACCATCATGGAGCCAAAATTCGTTTACCATACCAAAGTTTGTTCTGATATTCACTGCTAATTCTTTAATGATTTTAATTTCCGGAAAACCACCGCGAGCATCATAAACTTGTCCAGCATTCTTAAGTTCAGTTACAAAACCATCGAATTCAAGTGGATTGATAGCCTTCTCAGCATACCATGCACCATAAGCAAGAGTTTGCATAATTCGGTTAATCGCACCTTGAACTTGGATCGCTTCTGGATCATAAGAACCTGTGTCTTGGATATCCAAAACCTTAGATACTGCATATCCTTCCGCGAGGAAAGAAACCGTTTTTGAGATTCTCTTGATGGAAACATCTTTGAATTCTGCGTCGTCAACTTCACCTACGAAAGAGAAATCGCCATTGCCACCCCAATCGAGAATTTGACCAAACACGTTTAGAGTCGATTTGGTATCTCGATAGAACATAGTATTCAAGAAGTTATATTCGTCTGAATCCTGTGCTAAGAGAACCATCTCTTCGTCCAAATTGTGCATAGTTGTCGCAGCACCATTTGTGAGAGCAGTAACGTCGGTAATACCGTCGCTATTTGCGTTAAATGACTTCATGAAGTTTCTGATTTCTTCTAGCGAACCGAATGATGGGGTTAATAACCCGAGCATAACAGTCTCAGTGCCTCCAAGATGGAGGAGGCCAATGCAGAAGAGAATTGTTGAAACAACACCAATCAAAGTGAATTTTAAGTTGAGTTTCATTAGTTTCCCCCTTTGGATGAACTTTTTAAAAATTCCACAACAGCTTCAGTTTGACGTCCGGACGATTTGAACGTCTGCAAGTCACCGAGAGCTAATTTTTTATCCTGGACACCTTTGGAAATAAGCTGGATAATTTCAGCTCTTCCATATTGTGCAGGGATCCCGGAAGTATCAAGAACCGGTTTCTTTGAATCTACCGGTTGTTTTAATACTTTCCCGAGTTCTGATTTTAAGAATGCGATTTCCTTTTTGATTTCTTGGTTTTCTTTTGCGAATACAGCATTCTCTTCAATTAAGGAAGCGATCGCCATTTCATGCGTTTCTGCGCTTTTAACAGCCATTGCTGTTGATTTTGCAAAAGCCACAAAGTCTGGGTCCATCGCCTTGTTCCCACCTTTCTGGATATCACTTTCTGGATCTGAGCCAGGTGCTGGTTCTTCACCACCTTCATCACTCAACCCTTCAGAGATAATTCCCCAAATTTCCGCGCTGTCTTCTTCAGAAATTCCATTCGTTTTACAGTAAGCCTTGATAGCCGATTCTTCGACTGCAACCTCACCTGATTCAATCGCTGACTTCAATTTATCTAAAAATTCATCAGAGATACCTTCTCCTGCTCCTGTTCCACCATCGTCAGCACTAGGAGGTGGCGGTGTATCCTCTGCTCCTGTACTGGATTTGGTAAACGAGGAGACAAGTCCCATAAACTGTTTCTGCCAATCCTTATTCATTTCAGACCTCCATAGCCTGTAGTAGTTTAATTGCGTATTGTTTTGCCTTCTCTACCGATAGACCATGATTTTTAACAAATTCAAAAATCGCTTGGTAATCCTTTGGGAGAAGACCAGAATCGATTGCACCAACTAGTCTGTTTGCAACCCACTGATTGTAATCAGGAGAAGAAGAAATGAATTCTAACACTGAACCGACTGGATCAATATTAAACTTGGTTGGTACTGGCTCATCTTCTTCCTTCCATCCGAGTTCAGATGCGAGATGAGACTTTAAGAGTAATGCTTGGGTTTCATCATTGATTGCCTCACCTGGAGGGCAAATGGCTATATGAGTTAGCCTTGCACGATCCCAAGTCTTTTCTCCATATTTGGAAATTGTTTCTGGACTTGGACGGTATGCTCCACCAGCTGCAGAAACTTCCAATCCAGAAAATCCAGCTTTGAGTAAAGGAACAAATGGTTTGATGTATTTATTTTCTGCATTAATTCGAGCTTCGCAATATAATCCATCATCACCAAGAAACAGGCCTCGCCCACTTGGAACACCAAGGATTGCTTCTGCGCTAACCAATTCATTATCAGCTTTTTCTTTGGGATTATTTGACTTTGCGAATTTAGATGTTTGAGATAAGTGATTCCAATCGATCACACCTTTCTTTTGGAAGTATTCAACATCCTCTTTGTGGGTCCATGCTCCTTTCAGGAACATATCACCTTCTTTGTCACGCTTCTCTGTCGATACTTTAAGAAGCATGTTTATGAACTTACCTTCAATTTCGGCTTGTTCAACGGTTGCAGATTTTAAAAAACAATACGGTTTATTCTGTTGCACTGACAGTCCTCTTTACTAGAATTTTTGCAGTACCTTGTGCTCGAATTTGTATCTCTGGAGAATTTGGTTTGTATCCTTCGAGAATCACTGAATAGGCTTCAAACCAATTCCCAGAATCGAATCTGAATTGGAATTTTGCTCTATCACCTGCCTTGATTCCGTTTGGGAAGTCATTTTCGGCATACTCTGCTTTCAATACAATGCATGTAGTATTTGGATAAGATTCGAGCGAGACTGCAATTGGAGTAACCATGGTATCGGAAACTGAATTTTCTATAATGATAGCCTCACTAAGCGCACCTTTGGTGAATTCGTTTTGAGTTATCATTTCTGGCAATACTACTTGTACACCTGAATCCTCTACCAATGCGACTTGTGATTTAATTTGGATTGCAGCCATTTAAAATACTTTACCTGCAGGAATAAAAAATCCAGATACTTCCGTAACTCCCGTGAATTTCAAATTCTCACCTACGAATGCTTTCGGAAAAAACGTTTGGATCCCACTACCATTTCGGGTATAGACCTCACCATCAGCAGATGAATTGGTATATTCACAGGTCCAAGCACCACCAGAGCGCACTTCAGTGATTACATAGATTTTTTGCTGATCATTCAAATTTACAACATTGGCATCGTGGAGCTCCGTAAAATGATTTGCATACGGAGCTCTTGCAATATCCTGCGCTGCTAGAAATTTTCTCACGTTATTTTGCCACCGTAAGAACGATTGTGTTCGTAGTTGACCAATCGACTGAGCCAGAGTTGTCAATCGTGAGTCTATTCCCAGTAATTGTTACTGCACCGTCCCAGGCGAAAGGAACACCTGGAGTCGCTGTTGCAACGACTCGAATGTCGGCCAATGTAGGAGGGAAATCGAAATAGAAATGCATTACACCTAAAGCGACTTCAACCGCAGTAGGAACGCGCCGGATCACTGAATATGCCTGACTTCCTGGCTCACGTCCATTGAGTAATGTTGCAGCGGCCCATCCGTTATTTGCTCCCAAGAGAGTTTCTGTAGTGGGAGTAGTCTTGTTACCAGGTACTTTGTGGTATACAAACATTTCATTGGCAGAAATTTTAATGGCCGTAACTTCAGAAATTGGATCTGAATTTATAACATCAACAAGTGCAGCAATTGCATTCCCAGGTGTATCATCCGCATGACCTTTTACAGCTATGTTCCCAGACACAACTCCGTCAGCAGCACGATCAAATTCATATGTTCTTGCACCAATTCCAACGGTTTCCGCATCAGCGACATTAGCCGCGACTCGCAACGTATTACATGCGCGAATACCAGGATCATTTGTTAGGTCGACAAACTTGAGGCCGTTCCAATAAAACTTTCTACCTGTATCACTTTCTCGAACATAGAAAGGTTTAGATCCAATTTTGACCGACAAAGAGGACTTCTCGATAGAGGTGACAACTAGTTCTTTACTAGCATCTCCTTGAGCTTGGTTGATTTTCTGATCTATATTTGCTAACATTTTACCTCGCATAAGCGGAGCAGGTATTTGATTAGGGAGTGACAAGGGACGAATTACCTGCAATTTGCAAGAAAAAAATGAAAGGCTTGAATGTTTTTTTATGTCTCGTATTATCGGATTATTGTGGCACAAGAAGAAGAGAGTTTTGATCCAAATATTCCAACGGCGGAATTCATTATAATTCACGCATCAATCGATAGATTACTTGAATTGTTTTCTCAAGGGAAGATAAGAATTTTTTTATCAGAAGTGAGAACGCTTAGAGATATCCGAACTAAATCAATCTATCTAACACATGCTCAAAAGAAACTTACAATGGGTATTATCAACGGTATCTATACAAGACACCGCGATATTTATAAAATTCTTACGCCTGCTTCAAGGGCGAAACCTATCGAACCGAATCCCGACTTACTGCGCTTGCAGTTGGCTCAGGCAAATTCAGACCTTCTCGATAATTTGAGACAATTAACCGCTTCATAGAATCGATATAATCTGGATCTTTTCCCAAAAGGAATGTTTTACACATTAACAGCCATCGCCTTTTCCAGAAAAAATTTGCGAGGCCAATTCTTGTTCCCATTGAGTAAATATCAATTTTCGGAGGAACATTCGAAACATGAGTAACAGAATATCCCGCAAATGCCTGGATAAACTGAGAAAGAAACTGTAAAAAATCAGAAAGCCTCGGCTTCTTTCTTAGATTTGCTTTCACAGATAATTTGAACAATGCAAGTACAACCCATCGATGGATAGGATTCATGTAATGAAGATAGAATCTATGCGTAAATGTGAGTAACTCTACTCGCTCTTTCCCTATAACTTGTTTGGCTCTTTTTTGTTGAAATTTATTACTCACGTTCCGGATCCTTATCTTAAAATTTTCACAAGAGAAGGGTTTGCACCTTCATCCCGATTACACAGCTTACATCTCTCAGTCAGCCTTCGCTCGGAGTCATGGGGGAGAGTCTTTCGGCGCCCACCGCGTCTGTATTTTCCGCCATCTTGTGCCAGGAACCACTCGCCACCCATACCCATGAGAAAACTATTCAGTTTCCTTGTAGTCCAAAGCCTTGTCCGTTCCTAAATCCCAGTGTGAGATTTAGGTATCCAACTGCAATAACTAAAGTATTGCGACTCTCATGGACCTGTATCGACTCATGTTTTTTTCGTACCATGCCTTGAGATAGTTAGTCAATTCTAAGATTCGGGCTCCATACATCGAGCTCGTCGCAGACTGAGTTGTGCTGACAGATTCATGTAGAACACCAACCCCAACCGAAAAACTTGCAACGGCGGCAGCGCGTCCATCTCCGTATATCGACATTACTTTAATGGCTGTTATAAGACCAATAACCTCTCTTAATTCCGCTGGAACTCGATACGCAGAATCATATCCAGAGATAAAATCAATATAGTGAGTAGTTGGAATTTTCGTTGGGCTCATCCCTTGAAAAACTCTTTGCGATCGAAGCGCTGCGTTACCAGAAAAGGAGACATTAGATCCAAGAATCCCGATAGAACGTAAAATTCCTTGGTCATATACTATTCTCGCTCTCTTTTGGAAATCAACGATTGTGGTTGTCGGTTCATTGTTCATGTCCCGGCCAATTGGATTAACGAACTGCCAAGTAATTAGTCTTTGAAGTGGTTTTTTTCGCAATTCTACAAAGAAATTATTACCAAGATCGGAATTCTGATAATCGTGAGCATCATACCACTTTGCATGAGGCTCGATTAACCTTGAAAGGTTCCCTTTTGGTCTATGCCTATAGATTGTCGGATAGATTTCGTGCTCCAACTCCTCAGAAATCGCAAGTGTAACCTGATCTACGAATCCTTTTAAATTTTCGTCTGTGATATATGATCCATCAACCGTCACCAATCGACCGTTACCCGACATCAAAGAATATCGTATTTCATCGGGAGTTACAATTGCTCCCCACCCACCGGTCTTAGGAATCGATGGATCGATTTCACCTGGGTTTTCAGTAGCATACAGCCTTTCCAAAAGGTGCCTGTTTGCATTTTCGTCGGGATTTTGGAATAGAAAACCTTTAAACGGTCGCACCATATTTTTTACCTTTAATGAAACCTAAGATGATATTTGAGCAGAGTTTGACATGGGAAGTGACAAGGGCATCCCCCAGGCGAGAATTCAAGCTTTTTTCGGTTTCAGTCAGTCGCCACCGAACGATAAATTGATTCGCGGAAGATTCTACCAAGATCAAGCCTTGTCTGATTAATCCTCCCAATAAATTTTCTCGGTTGGATACGTTCTGCCAGAGCTGAGGCCGTTGTATCTGGCATAATCGTATATCTAGGATTATATTGGTACACACAAACTATTCTTTCTGGAAGAGTACCAGCATTGATGCGAGCATATCTACTGTCTTCTATCCAAAAGTCTTCATACTCGATAGAATCGGTATAGACGGCCACAATCTCTCTGAGTGGGCTGTATTTGACAGGGTAACGTCCTTCTTTATCTTTTTCCAAGATTTCTTTCTCTGTTCGAAGCGTACGAAGTGGAATCAGTATATCATCTTTTGAAATGTTTAATCCGGAACCAACAACGATATCAATATCACCTGACTGGACATCTATCATTTTCTCTGCTAATCGAGCATCTTTGGTATCGATAGTTTTATAACCAATTTTAATTGGAGAAAATGTGACGTAGCTTAATAAATATCTTCGGCTTGCCTCTGCCACTGTCTCACATGAGATTTTGGTAAAATCATATTTAAATCCAATCTCATCATAACCTGATTTGTCGAGACGTTCTCTCCAAACAGAATCGACCATTACGATGATATCATCCTGGACAGGATGGAGTAAAAAACCGTCCTCTTCTTGTATAAATGAAACATTTTCAAATTTTGTAAATGATTCGATATCATAATCGCAATCCAATTGATAATATTCCTGGAATTCAATATTTGGTTTTAGCTTAATTCTATTGTGCTCAAAACTCTCAATTGAGAGATTAAAATTCCCTCCGAAATCTTCATTCCGAAACACTTTCAGAGATCTGATTTTGGATATTGGTCCGTATTTCGTTTGAACAACATTGTCATCATAAAACATCGGATTTAAAGTTTCCGTTGGCATCCTTCGATAACGTTCGATTCGATACAGTTGAGAATCACTTCCAGGAATCGCCATTTTTGTTTCGTCTAGATCTCCTATATTAGGAATTGCGCGGATCCAAATTGCAGGCTCGCCTTGCCTACTGATGAGATCATCTGGAGGATTAGGATTAAATACTGAAGGTGCAGGGGTAACTCCAAATGGATTCCCGCCACCAGAAAGATATTGCTTTGCCATTAGTTATATTTCCCACCATTCCGCTCGATTACCTCTTTTGCGGATTCTATTACTGCGAGTTTTTGTTCCTGATTAAATGTTGATCCAGATACATCGAGATAGATTTCTTCTCCGGCTTTCCTCACAGAGAGCAGAACTATTCCGAGAGTTTCAAACTCATCCGTGTCCATTTCATTTCTGTATTTAGATACTGCACTTTTAGGATCTAAAAATTCTGTCATCTCAGAGAAGGCCATTGCATCGAGAACGACTTCTCTACCAGAACGTTGTGGAGGAGTGGATTTGATATAACTATCAACTCGATCCAAAATATCTTTGAGCATGAGCCAATACTTCTTTTCCCAAGGATCCTCGATCGGTGTAATATCGTGCCATGTTGCGTGACGCTTATTTGCGTCTTCAAACTTTTTTATAATAACACGTCTAAGAAATTCTAAATGGTCTTTATAATGATCTTTCATTACATCACTCTTTGCCCTTTTCGGAATACTCCATAATCGATTCCCAATTCACTCATCGCGCGGATCCTTCCAGCATTGAACGCCATACTTGCTTCTGTCCAGGCAAATCGTCGAAAATTTCTATTCAATCGCAATTGCAGTAATTCGGATTCTTTACCATTGAGTAATTCAAGATAAGTTTCCGATGAAATCGTACCATTTTCAACGAGATCCAATAGATCCGGATAAGCAAAATCACTTTGCATTTGTTCAAGTGTCTTCCCTTCCTGAATTGCCGTAACGATCATATCTCGCCACATTTGTGTTAGATACTCATAAGGCTTTCCACCTCTGACAGGTTGACCATCTTCGCCATAGATTATTTCACCCTGGTCATCTCGTTTGTAAATCGCTAGCCATTCCGCTCCATGTTCCTTTGCGTATTCTGTTGCGAGCCTTGATACTTCTTTTTTCGAAACTATTTTTCCTTTCTCAAAAACTTCGTCGATGCCAAACCCAAGTTTATACTTAAGTGCTTTGTCATAATCTTGGATCCCCATTTCAGTAACAGTTTCCAATGGAAGTTTCAGCTCACCGGTTAGATAACCTGAAAGGTATCCGAGCAATGTTCCAGTTTCACCGATTTCTTTGAAAGTAGGATTCCAATCTTTTTCTAAATAATCAAACAACCATTCATCGAAGTCCTGATCGGGAGGATCCGGCAAATCATCAAGAACAGTATCCTTCCCAATATTTATAATAGCCGGCCGTATCTTTCTTGGAAATTGTTTTGCTGTAATAGAAGGAAATATTTTGGAAAAAAGATTCTTCCCCCATTTCAATACACCTTTTTTGAAATATAGTTTCGATGCGTACATAGTAGGGGAATCAGGTCCAAGCACGACATATTCTATCCACTTGAGCCGATCCCCAACAATTAACTGAAATTCCCTTCCTGCTTTGCTTCGCAAAAAGGGGGACTCTTTACCCCAATCGTTTTGCAAATTGATCTAACTGCTGTGAGTATAAAGACAACTTTGTAGCATTTGGCAATCCACTAGAAACAACACCTTCAAATTCGGAAACAAGTGTCAGATAGTCTTGAGTAGCTGCGAGTTCTACAATTCTATTTGATAATTGGCCGAGAGCCTCAGTTGCATCGGGATTCACACTTCTCACTTTATCCAAAATCGCGCTAATAATCATAGAAACGATTATCGGCTGTGTCTGGTTAGGAGTAGCAAGAAGATCGGAAATCGTGTACCCCAAAACCGTTTTCTCTTGCTCACTTAGGTGATCAATTTCCCCTTGAATGTAGCCAATCCCTTGATCTTCCGATCCTTGAGTTTCTTCTTCTACTTCAGGAGGTGGATTCATTGCTTCCGCTTCATTCGAATCAGAAGGATTTTCCTGATCGAATTCGGGAAGAGTCGCCCCCGTTCCATCCCCAGAAACAATATCTCCGCCTTCTACCAAGACCGATTGTTCGTTCTCAGTGTTTTCAATTACTTCCTCAGTGATTGTCTCCGGTGTTTCTACAACGGCCACTTGGTCTGTTGTTTCGTTTTTATTTTCCATGTTTTGTCCTTCTAAATTTTTAAATTAACTATGCATTCGGTAGAAAGTCCTCTTCACCCCAAGGCAATTCTCCTTGGTTACCGGTTGCAACAGGAGATTGCTCTTCCTCACCACCGCCTTGAGCCTGTTCCTCGTCTGCAAAGACTTTTCCAAACTCCTGACTGAAATATTGATTTCCACGTAAGAGGCCGAGACGGGCCATTTTCTTTCCCTGCTCTACAGTTATGATTCCGCGAGCTACATAATCTTCCGCTTCCTCTTTCATGGTAGGTAAATCATTTGCTTTCCGTATTTCATCTAATGACCGACTAACTTTGAATTGTTTGTCTTCGAGATCTGCTTTTTTGTCCTCTTGCTCTGTTTTCACTCCGATGAAATTCAATGCGATTGGGCTTTCGTCTCTCGGATCGAAAACTTCATTGAGACAATCTTGATGAAAACTCATGATAGATCCATGAGCTCGGTCTCTTGAAAAATGCTGTCTTCCATCCATAGAAGGCTCTGCGAGTGATTGCGATTGATTGAGTCTAAGTCCGAGCTGCGCAGGATCAATTCCGTGTCTTGCAATAATAAATGAAGAAACCATTTGGAGCATTTTATCGAATTCGAAATCATCCGACACATCCAAGTTATGTACCTGGATTTCTCCAGCACCAAACATCATTGGGATTTTGAATCCTTCTCTCGGTCCATAAAAAGCGTTTTCCCAAATGAGCTCGATGCGCTCTTGGTCTCCTTTCGGAATTGCGTTTTTTGAAGAAATAATGGCCTTTGGTGGATTCCTAGAATTGAATCTGTCTGCGTTATGTTTTATGGTAAAAAGTAGGGACATGATCTCAACCAAACAAGATTCGATAGGCGAATATCCAAACCCACGCATTCGAATATCGGAAAGGTTATTCTTATGACGGTAAACAATTCGTCCTGCTTCATAAGTCTCTGTTACAGTGTTGTGCACCATCTGAACGTGAGTGATATTTTTATCGCCTTTGTATCCTTTTCTTGGATCTACACGGAAAATAGTCGCGGGATCCAGATAACGAACGTCACAGATCTCTCCTGCTCGATTAAAGGTTCTCAAATATGCCACGGCATCTATTGCAAGAGTGTCCCTAGTCGCCATTTCAAGGACTTCCCCAAGTCGTTCACGTTCTCGCCAATCTGCCTGAGATTTATCTCCCATTAGGAAAACACGATTTGCGAAACTGGCCATCTCTTGCCTTTGCAAATCTGTTGCGGATATGTCCTTTTGCTTTAGTTTGAATTCAAAGCCTGGATCTTCTCCAATTTTGGCATACATTGAAACATCATCGGCCATGATTTGGTGAATTGCTCCGATGAGAGAAGAAGCATAGGAAATGTTTCTGAGGTCCTCTAATGGGATACGATAGATAGGCCTAACACGAATCCCTTGCTGGACAGGGACCACCATATCATCTGAATAAATTGGATTCTTCTTGTCCTTTGCAGTTTCCAGCAAATTAAACATTCGATTATTTAATTCAACTGCTTGCTTTACTGTTGATTTTGCAGGTGAGTAAAAAGAGGATTTTCTAAATTCCTCCACAGTCATAGTCCTTGGATCGGAAGAGGGATCTTCGACTGCTTTAGCCTTACCTTGAACAACCTTCTCTCTTAACTCTGGTGGAGTTCGATAGAATAGATTCTTCTCATAATTTTTCCCACGTGGTCTCGGCATGGGAAGTGACAAGAAATATAGTTCTCAATCATTGCAATCGTTTTTTAAGGTTGAAAGTGGGGTTTTAAGGGGTTTTTAAATTCGTTTGAAAACGATTTGAAAACAAACTCTGAAAAGGTTGCTTTCTTATATTTCATCATCCAATACCCAGGAGACAATATTTTCAACTAAGGAAGACTTATCGATTCCCGGTAACATTCCTTCTTTGTTAAAGGACAAAATCAAATCCTCCATAAGAACCAAACAATTAACAATTTCCGAAGTATTTTCTTTTATTTCCCTGGCCAATTCAGCGCGAAAGTTTGCTTTATTAATGTTTTCAGGGTAACCCAAACACAAGTCATGCGCAATAAAGTTTCTCGCTTCTCTTGCTTTATCAAAACGGCCAAAAAATCCAATAAATTTATCATTTTCTGTATTTATTTTTGATAATATTTTAATACATCTATCTAAATTAATTTTATCCGCAATTTTCATTATTTGGCTATATAATTCATCTGAATTTAAATTTATATTATTAAATTCTTTAAATTTTTCTTTGAAATACTGAGGATACTTTATCACCAATGCTAATAAGAAATTCTTGCAAATTTTATCAAAGTAAGTAGCCACACAAAGCGCTTTCCCTATGATACTGAAATTTATAATGCTATATTCAGTAAGTTCTGGAGTGTAATAATTAATTCTTTTTTCCATAGACTCTCCCTTTAAGTGTTTGAATGGTCATCACTCATGAAGAGGTAGACTCTACTTCGAATACTTTTACTTTTGAAGCATTATTTCTATTTGAGATACTATGAATTATGAAACAATATGCTTCTTCCTATAATGTATATTATGTCACATTACAGATGCTAGATGGTGTATAGAAAGGCACATCGGTAACACTTTAGATCACTCACATGGGTTACACATTTGCTAGTCAATTCTATACAACAACCTCTGGTATTTCAACACTTTACTCGTATACAAATCTAAAATTCCAAGGATTGCGTTCGCAAAATAAAGACGACAATGCCTGCCAGAGACCTCTTCAAAGCCAACCAACTCTCCAATAGCAGGAGTCCCAATAAAGCTTAATTATGATAGTAAAGGTTCTAGTAAAAATACTGAAATTGCTATTAAAATAAGGATTCGGAATCGCAAGGGCACTTATTAATGTTGCATAAAAGCAGCTAGCCCAATATAATATTCTTTCGAAGAAATTAATAACATTTTGAAGATGTCAAATTTCTTAATTATAAAGGTGAAAAGAAAAGTTCCGTTTAAAAATCCTGGATGAGTGGAATTATCAAATTCTAAATTGTTGATGCAGCCGATTTTTTAACAGTATTGTTTTTCCTTAAATTATTTATTAAAACTTGCATCTTACTCGACACAACAATATCAGTTCAATTGTTGCAAACTTAGACCTGTATCGAAACCATATCAATTCATTATTAATACTTACTTCTTAAGCTTTAAATAAAGGAATACCACTACTCCTATAGAAATAAGTAACAAATTCATAAAAACAATATTCCCAATGATGAGAAACATTATTTTTTCATTAATTGATTCTATTTTACTTGAAAGTGATAATTCAGATTCTTGAATTTTGAAATTCAATTGAATCAACTCATTCTTAAATAAAGGTTCATCATTTGATGGATTTTCTTTTTTTGTTGGCAGAGCAACTGGTATTTTCGTTTTCTTTACTTCTAGAATCTCTACTTCATCTACTAAATCTTTATTCTTAAGTTCATAATAACGTTGTTGAACTAGTGGGTCTGCGCTCCAAAACTCATAAGCTTTGGAATAATACTTATAAGCTGTGCTAAACTTTCTTTGAATATAATTCTGATTTCCAAGTTCGATCCAAATTTTCGATTGCAATAAATCATATTCAGGATTTGAAAACTGCACTTCAGAACGTCTTAAAATTTCCGTTTCTGCTTCTTGAAATTTTTTTTCTTTATACAAGTTTTTCGCTAACTGAAGAGGGTCTTCTACTTTTTGCGAAAAAAGAGAAAATTGGATCACGAAAGCAGATAGGATTAAATATACTACTTTCATCTGCTTAAGATAACTGCCTTATGAGAAAATCTCGGTCTTGGCATTTTTATGGATTCCAATCGCCATGGACCTCCTATAGGATTTGCCAAATCAATAGAGTATATATTATCTGTCGGAATGTTTATACTGGTGGAACCGCCCATAACATAAGCCCTTCTGTTTTGATAAGATATTTCGATACTTGGATAATAGACTGAAACTGGTAGCACAGGGCCTGCTTGAAAGATATTTGAACTTATACCCGTTCTATAGTAATCGTAAGAAGAGGATGGTGTTATCGCAGTTACTGGTTGATTGAAATTGGAAGCTGTACTTCCCCCCACTACTAGAAAACCTTGAGAATCATTCGGATAAGGATCTGTATTCTTTGGATTATAGCAAACAGTTGCGACGCCATGTCTTGCTTGGTTTATTGAAGCTTCGACTAATGTTGTAGTAGAATTGGCTGATGGCAAATATACATCTGTGGTAGCATATGAATTTCCATCAGAGTATAAACGTCCTCCGCTGTAAAAAAGAGATCCGTTCATGATACATCCACCCATATCGAGCCTCGGAAAAATTGCATTATTTGATGTGTATTGAATCCATTGTCCGGCACTTCCTAAACTTGGATTAAAGCGAAAGACTGTATTTAAGATAGTCCCGGTAGTCATATCCATAGTTGTAGAACCAGAGATTAGATAAACTTCTTCACCATTGGAAACGCCGATTCCCCCTTGCAAATCGATCGGCATATCAGCCATTCTTTTCCATTCATTTCTGGCTGTGTCTAATCGCTCGACTATTCTAGATTGTAGCCAAGATGAACCGACTTTCGTAGCTCCGCCAATGACAAAGATATACCCTTTATGATATACTATCTGTGCAAAGGCTCTTGGCGTAGGTATCTGAGAAACATTTTCAAACCATCGATTTTCAACTGGATCAAATACATCGATCATTCCTATAGGTTCAAAATTGGATCCAATCCCGCCCAGAATCCAAATCGATCTAAGTCCATTAATTCTATCAAGAAAGTCATTTGATGTTGTCACAAAGGATTGATTACCACTAGTAACTGCACCTAATTCTTTACAATACACCTGATAATAATATCTAGTATTGGGTTTTAAACTATCGACGATGAAAAGGTGCTCTTTCCCTTCTCTAATACTAGCTCTTACATTATCTGCACCAAGCAAAGCCCCTATTCCATTCAGCGGAAGTTCTGAAAAAGCCATTAGCCCATTAGTTTTTTCAGAACACAGGACAAAGATATTTGCACTAGTTTCACCTACATTCGAAACTCCAAATCCTTCGAGCTTTAGTTTTTCTATTGCTCCAGTATCAGAAAGGGGCGAGTTGTAACAGTTAAACAAAAAAAGAAAAGAAAGATTGATGACTAATATAAATTTCAAAACTTCAACATTCCTTGAATCGTAGGGCCAGAAAAACAAACAGTTGAGGAAGTTTCAAAAGCACAAAAAGTATTTATACCCAGCCGCAATTGAAAATCATTTAGTTTATATCCCTGCCAACCTAGCTCTAACATGGCAAGTGGATTTAAACCTGATCGATTCCTATCTTCTGCAATCGTATTTACATAATTTCCACCAAACCCAACCTTTCCATAAAAATCCAAAAGAGGATTTTGTTGAAATTGATAATGAGAGTAATAATAAACGATTCCATTGATCATATTGACTTTGTATTCAGAACTTACTCCCCAAATACCATCTAATTGCAAGCCTATCCTTCCAAAGCCTTTCCAATCTAGATAAGCTGGCTCAATGTTTAAATTCAATTGATTTAGAGTAATATCTAAATTTGAAGATCTGTAAATTCCATAACCTAACCCGACAAAGGTGTTAAGTGATTCTAACGACGAGACTAGATATTTTTTGGGAGGTGGAAAATTCTTTTCTCTATTTAATTCCGATTTTTCAATTTTAGATTTTTCTACGTTAACGAAACCAATTTGAGTTTGCAAAATTATGTGATCTTGGTCTTCTTCAATCAGATAGCCAATTAATTGGCTTTTATCATACAATACAATTCTCGATAAACTTATACTAAAATCACTACCAGACTTATCTTTTTCATTTTTAGTAAGCTCAGATTTCGGAATCCGATAATCCTTACCCTGAAATTGAAATAGAATAGATCTCTCATCTTCAGATATTATTTTTCCTAAAAACTTTTGACCAGAAGCAAACTCAATTTCCGCACCATAAAGTATCGTAGCAAAGAAAAACGATAGAAAAAGGCAAAGCCATCGAATTAAAGATCCAGTTTTATTTGAGAATCTAAGCTTGTAGGTTGAAAGAAATGATGAAAAAAAAATAGTAGTTTTCAATTTTATAAAATAGTCTCGTAATTTCAATTAATGATAATCTTTAAATGCATAATAGCCAGCTGTTCTTTTATTTTCTCTTTTAGGTAATAATCATTAAACTTACCATCTTTAAGTTTTTTTTCCAATTTAATTAATTGGTTCCAAAATGTGATTCCACAGGAATTATCGCCAGGTTTCAATTGATTGCAGTTGTAATTGTCTTCGCAAATTGAATCAAAATCAGATTCAACAGGACATTTACTAAAAAGATTTGGATCAGGATTGGTTCTACAAAAACAACCATGTGCGAAGTTCTTTTCTTTCGTATTTAATCTTTCTCTTAATTCCGCCAAATCTGAGATAATTTTATTATCTTTCTTCTCTATTTGAATCGCTATCTTTAACCTATGCTTGATTGCCTCATTCATAGCACATTCATATAAATCAAACGAACATTCCCTAAATACATTACGAAACTTCTTTTCAGAAGAGACAGTTGGCCTATTTTTTTCAATGGCATAAAGTTTTTCTTGTTCTTCTACTTCCAGGATATGATTTAATACCTCTTCGAAAATTAAATCTTCATGACTCGTACCAAAGAAATAATTTGGAATCAGAAAAATATACCATGGTGATATATTCCGACTGAGAACAATTGTTCCTTTTGAAATAAATTTATTTTTAACAACTTTAATTTGATAACCGCTGGATTCTAAAAGTGGTACGAGAAAAAGACTGAAAATAAACGATCCATAATTCAAACTTTCATCATCAGTAGATCGCTCGATCGTAATATCAATTCTATCTACCATATTATTTTCGCATAGGGCAATGGCCTTATTGACCCCTTTCTTTACATCATCGCTTGCCCCGCCATTTACACTCGCGACATACTGCACATTGAATTTCCCACCCCAACAAAGACTTTTATTTAGTTGGCTTACTTTATACGAATGGTCAGAGCGAATCGTCATCAATTCGCAATTGAAAAAGAAGAAAAAGAATAAACTGATAACAAAACTAATCTTCATAAATTTTTTCTCTATTTTCAAATCGTAAAATTGCATTTTTCATATGTTCATAGTAGATTGCTTTAGCGTTTTCGGAATTTGTTTGAAAATTCCATCTGAATAAACTATATAAGGGACTTCCAACTTTAAAAACTTTTCGATGCACAACGAGCGACCTAAACTTATACAAGTTATCAAATTTAATGTCTAATTCAGTATCAACAGTCATTGGTAGAATAAAAAATGATCCTGTAACAAATGGCAGCGATGTAAATACACGTGCCATTTGAGAATTTTGGTTTGATTTATCTTCAAGTGTTATGGTAACAATTATCGTTTTTTTGCTTTTTTTATTTGTACATTCATCTATTGCATCAAATAGTCCATCATAAGAAATACTAAACTTAGATTCTCTCCTAATTCTAAAATCAGAATTATCGGAGAAGACATAGTTGAAATCTCCGCATTTTTCCTGTTTTAATATTTTTTTCGTCTCCAGCCGGTTTGGCAGCATAACTATCCCTGCGCAGTTAATTATTATTATTGTTATTAGCAAAGGTAAATATTTCATAATGACTAACGATCGGTAACCCCAAAATTTATATCCCTATTATCCTCTCCATCATTTTGTGAAATCTCTTCCGATGCTCCATAATCACCGGAAAGTGCTATTGATGAAAAATTCATTGCGATACCAATACTTGATAATACTATTATTGGAATAGATACATCAAATACAACTATCATAACCACTAGAGTCACTATCTGTATTATCAAAGAGAGAATTGCTTCAGAAGAAAAAGCTTGTTTCAACCCATTAAAAAATGCTTTACTATCAGCGTAAGGCCTATCTAGTTTATCGACTTTGTTACCAGTGCGATAGCCAGCAGCCACAAACCTTAACACATCAGGTTTATCTTTCCAAAGCATATATCCCATAAAAGCCATTTTCCAAGATTTTCCAATATGTATTCGCTCTTCTTTTTTACCTTGGATGTCATTGTACGACCCGCCAGCTTTCTTTCCCATAGTAAATCCCATAAATAGATTTCGAACTTTGTCGAGATCATTTTCTGCTGGCAGCAAGTAATAAGCAGCCAGCGCATATTGTAAAGCCTTTGAAATATGCGGCTTACCCAAATGAGATGCATTTTGACCGAAAGTTTTTTCTATATAAGATTGTCTTCCTCTCTCGTTCCCTCTATAGGTCCGAAAAGCTGCCGATGTTAGAAGTAACCGATCACTTTCATTCATACCTTCACTAAGCATATATACGACAACTGCCGAAAAGTAGGGGGATTGTCTTCCATAACCAGTCGGATCATTGTATTTAATTGGGTTTCCATTTGTATACATATAACGGTTCAATCCGTTGACTTGTTTTGAGAATAGCTTTTTGTCTCCCGTTAAAAATCGGCCAATAAAAGGATCATAATATCTTGCCTTCATATAGTATAATCCAGATTCTTTGTCTTCCGTTTGACCAGCATATTTAATTTTACTAATATCAGGTCCGCCGCTATCAGTTCTGTGAATCAATCCATAAGGTTTGTAAGCAATCCTGGATCTCCCCGTCCAATCACCACCAGACAAAGGATTCCCTTTCGAATCCGATAAAAAACTAACGGAACCTAAATGGTCAGCATGTTGGAAAGAAATACCCGAAAATGAATTTGATGAAATAGGAGGCACTATTGTGCCTGTCCCTGGAAAGTAATCGTTTCCTTCATCATTAACAGAAGGGGCGGAGTCAGAGACATGCGTTGGGAACAATGTTAGAGGTTTCTCATCCCCATTGCCTCCGATGCCAAGAAACGAACAATTCTCAACGCCAATCATAAAAGAAAACAACAATATTACATTTGCATACCGCATAACAGGCATAATATAAATCGAAAAATAAGGTCTTTTTTGTTTATGAACGAAAATGAATAAAAATCCAAGAAAAGCGAATTGAAGAGAATACGATCCGAATTTGATATTTTCTCTAGTTAAGTGTTTTCTTAGCGGCTTAAATATCAAAGAATCAAATTTATTTTTTCGATATACTTCGCAGTCCATCTTAGTTTTAGAACAATCAAATACAGAGAAATTCAAACTTAGGATTTTGTCCCAAGGGGTTAGAGAACTAAAATTTTCATCCCTCAAAAATTGTACATCAGGAACTGCTATTTGAGCCAGAGGCTCCCCTTTTAATCCTTTAAGATATAAAGTTGCAGATTCTGGAATGCCCTCCTCCCTTGTAATTTCAAACGCATCCCCAAATAAAGTATAATTAATCTGTTTTCCATTGCCCACATCTTTTTTGATTCGATTACCAGAATGATCGTAGTAATAGCGAATGGAAGTGCCGCCCGCAGTATTGATACTTGTTAACAAATTGTTAGAATCATAAGAATGAACATCTCCATTCCGATTAACCATATTTCCATTTGAATCATAGGAGTAATGAAAAGTTCCTATTTGAGGAGATCTGGCTTCAGTGACTAAATGAGGTTTATTTAAATTTTCATATTTAAAAGTAACTTCTCCTCTTTTTAGTAAATTACCATCCGCTGAATATTCATATAGTTCCTCACCATATTTTCCAACTGACTTAACAAGGCGGTTCAGTGAATCGTACTCAAAATTTTGAGTCCTGTCTTCTCGGTTTTTATCCTGTATCTTGCTTATATTTCCAGCTGGATCATACTCATATTTCAAGTTTTGTTCCAGAAATCCATCCGCCAGTTTGGTTCGAAGCCCAGTTAACCTCTTAAATTTTTTATCAATTTCAATAGTTGATTCAACACCGTTCCCAGTAATTTTCTTTATAACAAAGCGATCCTCTTCTAAAAAAGGTCCTTCATATTTCACCAGTAGCTGGTCCACTGAATTACCATCAGCCGAATCTAAAGTCATTTTATTCAAATGCCCTCCAGATCCGTAAGAATAATGAACGACTGTTCCTTCTGGATACCGAATAAGTGTTGGGTTATTATTAGTATCATACTCCGACTCGACAAACAAATTCACATCATCCATCATTTTCTTTTGTCGGATTACATTACCTCGCAAGTCATAGTCCATCAATGTTGTAAGGTTTCCATCATTCACTTGGGTCAATCTTCCTACTGGATAGGACTGTGATGTTGCACCACCAACATCATAAACATATGAAATTGTTTTCCCACCGGTCATTTGAGATATGATTCTTGATAAACCGTCATAGTTAAAATCAGTTACCGTTCCATCCGACTTAATCGTTCTCGATAGGCGTCCGAGCATGTCATATTTCATCTCGATGTTACCGGAAGATTTGTCAGTTTGACTAACTTTCCTTCCCCTGGAATCATACTCATAACTTATTTGATTGCCCGACGGATCAGTAATTTTTGCAATATTCCCCCGAGCACTATAGCTCATCGTATGAGTAGAACCATTCATCGTTCTTCGGATTTCTTGACCCAATATATTCTTTTCAATCTCTATCGTGTGAACTAGCTCGCCTGTAGCCGAAAATATACTCGAAGTAGTAACCAATTGGTTTGGAGAGTATGAAATAGAGATTCTTTCTCCTTTCGAATTTATAATCCCTATAACTCTATCATAGCCATCATAATTATACTCTTCCCAATCATCTTCCATCAAACCCGAAATAATAGGATTATATTTACGGTAAAGTCGTCCAAAAGAATCATATACCATTCGTTCGGTTAGATTGGCTGATTCATTTAACTGAGTTATCCTACTTTGAAGTTTCCCTTCATGATTCATTATTTCCGTGATGACCGAATACCCACCTTCCGAGTTACGCGACTGCTTGACGACCTCTAGCTTCAGTTCCTCTTTCTTATATGTAAAACTTTGTTTAAGGTTAGGTGCAGAGTCACCGGGAAGTGTTTCGCTCTTTTCATTCAAAAAAGGATCGTACGATCTCTTTAAGCTCGCTCCGTTTGGCGAAATTTCTTCAATTAATGAATCTGTAAGTAAGTCATATCTTTTCTCTGTTCTATGACCTAAACTATTCATTTGCGATACAACATTGATTCCAGAATCTGAATCATATTCAGTTATCACTTCACCGATACCTGGAACATTTTTGACCGTATTTCTGCCGAGCATGTCATAACTCATTGTCACTTTCGATTGGTCTGGACTTCCAGAAAATGACACAACTTCAGCAACCAAACTGTTATTGGTATAATTAAACTCTTCATCTGAAACTAATTCAGATTGCAAATAACTTTTTATTCTTTTAGGTCTTCCAATAAAATAGTTATCAAAAGAAGTATTATTATCAAAATTTGATTCTTCTTCTTTTACCAATATGTTATTGGCGAATTTTTTTTGAGACAAAGCATTGCCATATATGTCATACCCTGCTTCGTATTCTTCTTTTTTATAAAGATAAGAGTCTATGTAGGATTCTGAAACCTGCGAATTTCTTAATACTAATTCAACACCAAAAGGATTTTTGATTTGATAATTATAAGTTAAGCTTTTTGCAAGGGTCCCATCCGAATAATAACTCTTTATCGATTTTTCGAGACCGGCAAATTGGGGTCCTGCTTGGTTATATATTATTTCTTTTCTTAGATTATGTAATAGATTAGTTTCAATTACTTTTTCAAACCCATAATATGCCCGGGAAAATAAATCACCAAGGTGAATTCTAAAATTTTGATAATCATATCTATCTGTTATGACTTTATCTGCACTTTTCGATTCTATCTCATAAACCTGTTGTTTTGATATTGGAACTGAAAGCTTTGGGTAGGAGCCATTATTAAACTGGATAGCATTTTGAAATTCTTCTGTCTTTTTATATCGAATTTCAGTTTCAAACCACATCCCATCTGATAGTTTTACAAGCTTATCATGTGAATTATTCAGAACTACCGGAGTAACACTTAAATTTCCTCCTTCTGGAGTATCGTAAAGAGCTAATAAGCTAAGGAGACTTAGAAGTAAGCCTGGTGACATTGTTGTTTTGGGAGCTTTAAATAAGGAAACAAAAGCATCAAACCCCCTTGCATGCATCGCAAAATAATTCTGACTTCTGCGCGTACCATCAACATAGTCCTGAATTGCAGGGTAATAACTTAAGTAAGGTACATTTAGTAAAAATGCGTTTTTATCAGCCTTTAGATGAATTAGTTCTACTCTTCCATCCTTGTTTAAGTCCATTGCCCCATAAAACGAATCAGCTTCTGCCAATGTACCTCCACTGACAAAGCCTTGTCCGTTCCCATAATTGACAGCTACTCTCGATCCATCAAAAGCTAGTAAGTCGACCTTCCCGTCTCCATTCACATCAGCAAATGTTTTAGTTTTAAGAATTTCATCTCCAAAAACTTCTCCCTGGTAAACCATTCCGGAAAGATAACCTTGATTAACTCCTTCCGCAAAACTTTTCCCTAAATTTAAATAAGTATAAAATAATCCATTGGGTAGTAATACGCAGAAATCAGGTCTACCGTCACTATTGATATCTGCAAGCCATCTGTTGTATCCTTCCTCTTTAATATTCCCATTGCCCGTGTAGATTCCACCCATTCGATACTCAATGGAATTACCGGAGCTTAAGAATATTTTTCTTATAACTACCTCGCCGTTTAAAATATGTACAAACTCAGGCTTTCCATCAGAATCAAAATCAATAAACTGCCCCATTTTTTCATTTATAAAGATTGGGCCAATGTCTATATGATTTTCGCCAGAAAAAGAAGTACCTTGTGAGTAACTGATTGAAATCGTTGTATCATTAATCTTTTTTATATAATCTGAACGTCCGTCTCCGTCCATATCAACAAGACCCCCCTTCCAGGTTAAATCAGGAGGACTAAATAGAAAATCAACGGGCGGGGTAACTAAACTTAAATTTGATATCAGATATGGTTCAGTATAATAGCCATTCCGCGCGAAGGTAACTAATACATTTTGACCATTCGAATATGCTAAGTCTACGTTTCCATCTCCATCAACATCCCCCCAAGACATTGTAGAAAAACTATTATAACCTATACCATGCAAATTCGGAGATACCGTGGATTCATCCATACTTGTTGTTGGATTTTTAATTGTGACAATTCTGAACGAACCTTCATCTTCATTACCTACAAGTCGAACTCCTTCCAAGCTTCCATCACCATCCGTATCACCGAAAGTTAGAAGATTATTTGGACTTCTGGTTCCTGTCATACAAGGAAGCCACCACGTATTCTGAAATTGACTGCAAAGCAAACCATACCTTGCTTTTTCGGTCTGGCAGACCAATAGACTCGCTGGGTTTGGCATATTACATACCATAGTGTTGAATGCCAAACAGTTTAGTGTACCTAGGTTGCATTCAAATTTATCTTGCAATGGCACTCGTGAAACCGCAAAAAGATTTGGAATTCGTTTCTCAACTTTTGATCCATATACAGATTGTGTTCTCTGGCTATAGGTTAATTGAATATCAAAGTATTTGCCATCTCCAAAGTTATTTGATTCTTCGCGAGAAATCGCAATTAATTGTGCTTCTCCTAATAGATTTGTAGAATAATCAAATTTATATAAACGGACAGTTACTCCAGCTACTTTTACTCTAATCTCGCTTATTAATTGGTTATCTTGCGATTGAATAAAATTCGTATATTTCTTTGCGTTATCGTCATTGTCTCGATATTCGAATGAGATTTCTCTGTTTTGGTATGCAATTTTTGTAACAAATATACCTGCACTGCTATTCGGTTTCCCATATGTTACAGTATATCCAACACCAAAAGTGTCCTTTACGCTCGTTAGCCGCCATCTTTGGACCTGATCTTGGCTATACAATGAATTTTCAGTTTGATACTGATCGTTGCCCCCAAATGTATAAATCAACCCGTTTTTGTCTTTCGCTTGCCAAGTTTTCGAGTCAAGTTTCTTGAATATAAATAATGATTCAGGTTTAGTTCGATAAATATTTAATGTATTCGAGGGGACTAGCTCTCCACCTAGTGTAGATGTAAAGCGCTCGATCCCATGATCATACGATCCGCGAACATCTCTTTCTATGTAATGATTAAGATTTAAATCCCATCCTTTTCCTAATAACCCAGTTGGTAATTCCGAATTATACGAAAGTTGCAAATTAGGTGCTATTTCTTTTAGGGCAACAGGCAGCTCAATCGGGAAAGTAGTAATAGCATTCCCGAACTGATCAACCGAGATTGTTGGTAAATTTTGAGGAATTTTTTCGTTCCAAAAATCCATCAAGGTAAAACTTGAAAACGAAAAAAACGCAAAAGATAATAGTAGTATATTCTTTAATTTTGATAATTTCAAAGCGAACCCCAGAGCCTTTACCTACAATAACACGTGTTTCATAATAAATTAAAATTTAGAAACATAGGTCAATGTTTTTTCGTACAACTTATATATTCTAAAAAGTTTTATTTGTAATCGAAAAGGCTTAGGATTTGATGCCAGCAAAAAGCTATTATATTAATAACAGTTCAGATTAATTTTATTTCAGAAATTTCAAATTATTTTGAATTTCGCATTTTTTTTTCAGAATTAATAAAACAGAAATATCACAGACCATTGCGGAAAACATTCCGCAATGGTCTGTGATAGAAAAAAGGCCTTTATTCCCAATTCGAAATTCTATAATCGAAAAAGTGGATGATTTTAAATTACTACTATGTCACCTAACGCCTGAAACCATTTACAGTCATTGAAAAAATTAGGGATAATTAAATCTCTGTAAATGAAAATACGGCCTTTTTTAGGAACCATATAAAGAACCTCTTTAAGTACCTTACATAGAACACTAGCGTAAACGAAAAAGATTTCCTTTTTCAAATACACAAAAGAAAGACTTAATAACCTCGCCTTCTTAATTGTTCTCTTCGAAGCTGCTCAATAGACTTTCCAATTGTAACTTGCGATTCTTGATGCAACCCTGCTTCCCGTTCCCTTGCCTTCGCTAACTGTTCTGGTGTGACTATACTTATCATATTCCCCATTTGTTCTACAATCAATCGATGAGCCATCTCCAATGCGTCAGGACCATCCAGTTTCTTGTAAGGGAATTCGTTTAGCATTTCAAAAAGTAAATTGGAATCGGATCTGAGTAACATGAGGCCAGTTGCAATTATAGTTTGCAATGCCCCTTCGATTCGTTTGATCTTATCTCCAGTGTTTGGGATCCCAACCATTGGAACAATGATTCGATCTGTGGGTGATAATCCTTGCCCGTTGTTTGGGTTTACACACAGTTCATTCCAGTCTTCTAAATGCCGTTTAAACGCGTCCAGGAAGTATTCCTGCCCTCCACTGGTCTCAACACCCGCAACTGTCCATGGAAACGCTCTGAGAGCCTTTACGAGGTCAATTTGGATCTGATCTGGAGGTCTTCTAGCAATGTCTGAATAGAGTTCGTAGAATTTTCCCTGTGGAGAAAGTCCAACACCGACAATTGCGGAATAATCTGATCTCTGAGTCTTCCCAAGCGAAAGATCCACTGCCAATCCAAGAGTCCATCCTTGAAATGATTCCGGCCTAACAAATTCGTAAGTTTGAATTCTACCTTTGAATTTCTGATCGATCTCTGCGAGTATGACGTTCTGCCTTTCTCTTGCGAAAGAGATTGGATCGACTTCTCTTTCCTTTAGAAGCATCGAGAGAGGTGCCCCGGCTTCCCAAGTAGAATACTCGGATCCATCTGGACGAGTTCCAATGGCAGAGAATTTCTTACGATTCCAATCCCAATACTTTTTGGTATCGTTGTAGATAACTTCTCCTACGCAATTTGGTGAAAGAGTTGTGTAAGACAAAACTACATCGATACCCCATTGAGCTCCGAGCTTCAATGCCGCCCGATCGAACCAACGATATTTTTTTTGCATTCTGGAATCTGATTCAACGTCCTTCTCTTCATCCGGATCATCGACAATCAAAGCGTCTGGCCGATATTGTCTATACCGAGTTCCACGAATGGCATTAAGAAAGCCTTTCGCAATGATCCTGGCACCTCCCCTGAAAACGATATCCAAATCATTCCAAGCAACATTCTGGCCTTTCTGATCTTTTGCAGGCCTTAGTTCAGGAAAGTCAGATACAAGCAGTTCGTTATCTTCACACTCATCCACAATCTTTTGGAGAAAACCTTTCGCCTGTGTGAGTGAGGCACTGACCATGATCACAAAATGCCAATCACGCCTAAGCACCAACCACATGACACCGCATAAAGAGAGAATGGTTGATTTTCCAAAACCTCGGGAGAGAGCTCGGATTATTTTCATTGGCCCCCTACCCTTCTTTCCGGCAAAGGCTTGTATGTCCTCTATCAATTCCAATTGCTGTTCCCCAAACTCAGTAGAGAAGTAGTGAGCAAAATAAGTATTGAGAAAGACTCGAAAACTTTCTATGGCCTTTACTCTTCGTAAGGTGGCGGGATTCCCTTCTCCGTATTGTGCTTTTTGTTTTTCTAAAAATCGCTTGAGATAAATTTCAGCGACTTTGGCAGGATACCTTTTTAATTCCTTACGCAATTCCTCGATTTGGATCATATCGCAAGGTCATTCCCAAACTTTTCCGCGAGCGCAGTTGAAAGTGCCTGAACTGCTTGTTCTATCTTTTTGTCTTCTTCCTCTTTGTCATCAGACTTAGGAAGTCGTCCCGTTTTTTCTAAATAAGCGAAGGCTAATTTTCCGGCCTGGATCTTATCCTCAAAGTCATAGTCACCTGATGCTATCTCTTCTAAGATTCGAAAAAATCCGACGGCCACTGGAACGGAATTTTGGCGAATATGCGATAAGAGTTCCAGTTCAATTTCATCGGCATATTTTCGGAATGGTTCACAATGCTTATAATTCCATCCGAACCAATCTCGAGCTCTCCCAATCATAGGACCAATGTGCGTTTTATATTTTCCAGCACGGAAAAGTATTAATCCAGATTCTTGAAATGGGGAGACTTCTGGAAATTCTCTGTAAAGAACCACGGCTTTGTTTTTTGGAATTGGTTCAAATTCTTTTCCTCCCCTACTCTCTAAAAAGATCTCCTCTGGTTCTCGACTCGGTATTGTATTTTCGGTCGAGTTATTTGAGATTGTTGAGTCAGGATTTTCCCATGATTTAGAACTACCTTTCTTCACCACACGTTTGCTAGGTGCTTTTTTCCGAGGGATTTTCTTCTTTGGTGCCATCGGGAAGTGACAAGTTGCAGTAAAATACTACCTGTCAACGAAAAACGCATTGACCACTTACAGTGATTTACTGTAATGAAGTAATGCCTAGAATAACTTTAGATTTGGATGATGATTCCTATGAGTTGCTTGAAAGTGATCGGGGAGAGATGTCACAACAGAAATATATGATTCGGTTACTGAAAGAGTTTCAGTTACATATATCAATCAAAAGACGAAAAAAGGAAGGAAAGAATGGGTAAACGTGAAAAATTTCGCTATTCTATCATTAATATAAATTGGTTCAAAATAGTATTGATTTCTTTCTCTTTGGTAAGCATCGGGATTATTGGGGCAGTTTTTCTATTCTATTATTATCATTTCCCAATGCTAACAGATGATAATGAATTATGGGCACATTTTGGCGATTTTGTCGGTGGGACCCTGAGCAGTATTTTTTCTTTTTTTACATTCATTGCAATATTATACACTCTTCATTTACAGCGGGAAGAATTAAGCCTAAACCGGGAGGAATTAAGACTTAACCGATTAGAATTGCAAACTGCTAACAAAGAAGCTGGAAATCAAACTCGCATTGCATCTAAGCAACTGGAAAACTCCATTAGGCAAAAGAACGAAGAATATTTGCTTAATTATATGAAAGTATACTCTGAAATCGAACTAAACTTAATTCATCGCGGTTTCCCTAATACAACAGGTGCGGCGTTAATAGAAAGTTTTTTAAATACAGATAGTAAGATAAAAGTAACTACGAAACTCATTTCTATAGAAGATGCTGGAATGGCGATATCGACTAAACTCATATTAAAATATCTAAATTGCTTAGAGTATCTAATCTATTGGGATCTTTTACAATGCCGTAGTGAAACTTTTGATAGTATTGTTGATTCCGAACATCAATCTTTCTCTTCTGATTATTCCCCATTTATAAAATCTTTTTGTAACGATGCAACGTTTGTCCATTTGAGAAAATCTGGTATCATTGCTAAAATGAAAATAGAAGACCAATTCCCAAATATTGCTAGATTTATCAATCAGGTATAAAAAGCAAAATTGCCATGCCGAACTGGAAAGAAATTCAAATGGATAGAGTAAAAACACTTCACTGGGAAGCGCAGGAATTTTATACTTCCCTAAAGTTTGAATCATTAAAATCCTCTGTCCTTCAAATCCTAGCTCATAAAACAGAATTATACCATAGAGAACATGGGGAAAGTGCAAACATTATAGTAATATCCCCTGAATTTAGGATATTGATTGGAAAGGATATTTTAGATTTCAGGGGTATCCCGATAATTTATTCTCTAAACCTTACTTCAGAGACTAATTTTGAAAAATCTATTCAGGTGTTTTAGGTGAATCTTCTTTCTCTGATTGTGTAGTTTTAATTTTTAGAGCATTCACTAGAAAATCGATTTTCTCTTTCAAACCACTTATCGTATAAGCTTGAAAAGCTAAAACTAAAGCAGATAAAATGGCCGCGATAGGAGATGCATATTTGCTAAATTGCTCGCCTCCGGAAAGGCCAACTTTCGCATTCTCTCTTCTGTTGTATCTTTTCCTTTCCTGTGCTACTTCTTTTTCCGGAACTATTTCCAATGCACTTAATTGAAAAGTGTAAGAATTTATCTCTCCACCATCGATTGTCCACGTAACTTCGCAGTTATACTCTCTTAGTTGAGTGACTGTCATTAGCTGGTTACCTCCTTTCAGTTTTACCGTGGATCCAACTTTGAAATCACTCATTCTTTAAGTGCCTCTTTTCCTTCGATAAACTTCTTTAGGTCCTTCAGTTTCTTGATATCTGGATCCTTTTGAATTGCGTATTTCAAGTAGTGTTCAAACCCACCTACTTTACCAAAATCCTTTTTGAATTCAGTTTGTTTCTTGGATATTTTATTCAATCGCTCTTTGTAGGAATCAATTTCTTTACGTAGGTCCTCTTTGACTTTGTTCTTTTGCTTTTCTGCTTCCCACCAATCAAGGATTCTGTTATTGAAATATCTTACCTCTCCATCCTTCAGTTCTGGTAACTCCTTGGGAGGTTTCTTCATATCTTTCTTTAGTTCGTCTCGGAGTTCCTTTAGGTCCCGATTTACTGTTCCAAGAGGCCAGCCAAACATATCCATGATCTTACGTCGAATGGGAGTTTTGAATTCTTTTCGGGAGGAGAACTTATTCCCATAGGACCCTCCCCTATCGTCTTGGAGAACTTCATCTTTTCCAAACCAAATAAGGATTACGCGTTTTCTGTTTTCTGGAGTATAGTCCTTCGCAAAACCGTTCTGAGCTACCATAACACGAGCTCGAACGATATCAGTTAATTCAGATAAAACATGTTTCGCTGGGATAGTTTTGAAGCCTGCTTTTTTGGAAGCACGGTATCTTCTGGCGCCATTTAGAATTTCGTATTGGCCGTTTGCATTTTTTTCTTTGGTTAGGACTATTGGATCTTGTACGCCTTGAGTGGCAACATCCGCATCAAACTCTTTTTGTGATTCGCGATCTACATCTCGGAAGAAGTTATCTTTGTGGATGACTAAATCATCGAGTTTGACTAGTTTTATTTCGGAATATAAAATCTTTTCCATTGAAGACAAGTATGACCTGCGATTGAAGAATCAAGCAGTTTTCAAAAGTTGGAATTAGTCACTGGTATTGGAAAATTCAAGCAACTGCAATGCTGGCAGAGTAGGAGATGAGGAAATTAGAAACGGAATCGATTAGTGAATTTAAAGTTTTAGCCATAGTTTTTTTTACCCCTTTTATCTTACGTTTAGATACTACTTTTGCTAAGAAACCGAGGATAAATATCAACAAGACACAGACCCAAATTTTTACGTTCTGTTGCTCCTTCTCTACCAGACATGTTGGAGTGCCATAAGACCAGTATGATTATTTCTTAGACGAAACGAATCGGAGTAAAGAACAGATTTTTGGTCTACTCCTCATTCAAGAAGTTCTTCAACTCGGGCTAAATTTCCATCTATAAAATGAAATCGCAAGATATTCCCATGACATGCAAATTCTACTCCATCTTCTCCCCATTCGTGGTATGCAACTTTGGCTTTGCAATTTTGACAAATAGGTATTTCAGACGGCTTTTCAAAATACCTTTCTGCATCTGGTGTAGAAATAAATTGGTCATTGTCAGACTGTGGAAATAGTTCGATCATAATGGTGCCCAATTTTTCCACATGAGAAAAGCGGATCCTTTCAAATCCTCTGGTCGAGATGCTTTCGAAACTAAGTCCCAGGTTGAAGGTGATAACCTATCCCTACTCCATTTTAAAAATTCATCCCAGCTCTTTTGTACATTGTACTGTGATTGTACTCTCTTTATAGGAACGTTGGAAATTGCAAAGCCTGCCTCGGCACTTTCGCCTACCCTGCTTTTGGTTTTGGGAATATTCTGTTTTGGCGCGGAGGATAAAGCTTTGGACAAAATATGATCTTCTTTTTGCACCGATTTTGTCTCAAGAATCGGTATTAGTTTTCTTCGTCTCCCATCGAAACCAGTTTGTTTTACCAAACCCATTTTTTTAAGTTTGGAAATGATCCTTGAAACCGAGTCCGATCTTACTCCAATTAATTTGGAGAAATGTTCGTTAGATGCGAAACACTCCCCTACCCTATCGAGGGAAACGATTTCTGCTAGTAAGACTTTTTCTGTGAGATTCAAAGGCAATACTTCGATCTCAACAGGTATCCATAATCCTGTCCTCATAATGATCCTCTTAGGTGGACACGCCTACGGCCACGTAATAAATTGATTTTTTGTTTGGATCATTGGATTGATCCAGCTTCACTAAATTGCCAAATTTTCGGAAGTGGCAAGTCTTAGGCGTTAAGACGGGTACACGGTATATTTAAGAGACATAATAAGTCAAGCACATAATGAGACATAATGGCACAGGTTGGGAGGGAGATGAATTTTGGGAATTGTGTTTTGGGAGGTTTGAACTTTGCGGGCTTCCGAATTCCCGCATCGTTCGTATCCAGTGAAGCTAGACATGTACTAAGTAGTCAGAAACAAAAAGAAGTACAAGAAAAAAATTAAATTTTTGCTAAGTCAGATTTTATTTTTTTCAGTTTCTGTTCTGTTGACTTTTCCTTATCCTTTAGCCAAGTTTTCAATACTTCTCGGTCCTTCTTGCCTAGGTTCTCTCCAGATGAAAATTTCTTATATAATTCAACTGGAGAAATTGTCGGAGTAACATCCTTTTCTTCTTTCTTGGATTCAGAAATTAGCTGTAATGCCGATTTCAAATCGGTCACTGTTGACCGATTTAACAAAGACTTGTTTTCAAAAAGACGAATGTATCTTTTGGCTGTAGAGTCTGAAAATTGTAAATTTTCTTTCATCCAAGGAATCCAATTTCCATGACCGATGATTTTCTTCTGATTTGAAAGTTTTTCTCCAATTAATATCGCGGATTGAATCGCATTGGATAGATCTTGGATGATGGATTGATGAAGAAGATTGATTTCTGTAACTTCGTCATTTTTGATTTCATTTTTTGGTGTCACGATATGGCCTGGTCGCGCACCGACTAAATTAGTTATGAGTTTTTTTCGTTCACTCATCTCAAAATCTCTTTTGTTAAGTCTGAAAATTCATCCCAAACTTTCTCAGATAGTTTACCATTTATCGCTGACTTGGCAAATTCTGCTGATTTTGGAATTGATGTTTTTGTCGAAGGGAGTTCAATTTCCGAAATTCTTTCTGAATCCTTCTTCGAAACATTGAAAGGAACACACACAGGTTCGGTTACGTTGTTTTGCGCACATGCTTCAGCGATAAGCTGATATCCTTGGATTGTCCATCTGGAAAATCCTATCGGGCAAATCACATGATCTGCATTGTAAAGTGCTAAATACAATTCGTAAGTCAATGATGGTGGAGTATCAAAAATAATATAATCAAAGTCCAAAGATTTTAAAGCGTTGTGAAACCTTAAAGCTGTGCCTGGGTTTGCCCCAAACTCATTTTGAGCTTTCGCGAGTTCAGGTGTAGTCGGGACAACGCCGAGACCTGGCTCAACGATTCTTATCGCATCTGAAATTGAGACCCTTCCTTTTAAAATATTGTATAATGACTTAGATTGAAGTGAATCAAGTTCCTCGTTTCTAAGGAAGAAATCAGTAAGATTGTTATTTGGGTCCGCATCGATAAGCAAAACTCGCTTTTTTTGTCTCGCAAGGGAGGCCGCAAAATAAATGGCTAGTGTAGTTTTCCCAACTCCGCCTTTTAAAGATGCAATGGTGATAGACTTCATCTAGGGATAATTTATATGCTGGAATTCAAATGCAAGGAAAAACGATTTCATTTTTCCATTATAAGAAAAATACTTAGAAAAAATGTCTCTTCTTTCCAATATTGAAAAAGTTTTAGCGATTCCAGAAATCCAATCAGACCCATTTGTTTTTGAAAAAAACTTTTTTGACCCTTCTTTTTGGGTACTTTTTCTTTCCCAAAGGCATGGAATATCTAAGATAAAATTTGATTGGGAACAAAATAGATCTTTTGCAAATACTATTGGTTTGTTTGGTTTTATTGATCCTCGCCAATCAGTTAATATAAACCGACATTCTGAGGGTAATAAGTATTCTAGAATTCAGAGAATTGATTCAGAGGATCCAAAATCAGTCGATTTAGCGAATACAGGAATTAATACTTGTATGCGTAAGGTTTTACAAGATTACCCGTTTTTGTTGGTAAGTCAAAGTGCAACCGGACTTTTGCAAACCGTCATGGAATTGCATGATAATGTCGCAAGTCACAGTGAATCACAAGGATTTTCATTTTTCCAATTAAGGAAACAAGAGCTTTATTTCTGTATTTCAGATTCAGGGAAAGGCTTCCTAAACGAAATCAGATCACATAATATCCCTGGGATTATGTCGCATCAAGAGGCAATAAATTGGAGTCTAAAGAAGGGAAATTCAACAAAGAAAGTTGATGATGAATTTGCTCAGATGCTACCTGAGGATGCTTTTATCAATCCTATGAGAGGAACGAACACGTTTCGTAGAAAAGCTGACGGAAATCATCACATGGGAATAGGATTGGATATTCTGAAATCATTTTGCTTGGATTCAGGTGGAACATTGGAAATTGCAAGTGGTGATTCCATTTACATTCTAAATTCGAGGGGAGAGGAAAATTTTATAAATGGGCCAAAAATAGTTGGCGTAACGATATCTATGTCTATTAATTTGTCCCTAGCCAAGGCTAGACTAGAAAAGTTGGCGAAATTACCAAATATTTTGCCGTCAATTAAGTGGGAGGTTAGTCATGAATGAAACAGTAAGATTAAGTTTTTCTGGAACTGATTTATCCTCACGGACTTATGGCCAAGAGCAAAGGCTAATTCTTGAAAAACTTCTCCAAAATGGCGACAAGGTAACTATAGATTTAAGGAATATAGAATCTATTTCTCATTCTTTTGCTGATGAACTCTTTGCAGTTTTATATTCAAAAGTAGGGGAGAAGACCTTCTCAGAGAAGATTAACTTTATAGTAAAAAGTGAAGATTTAGTACAAGTCATCTCTGATTCTATTCGCTATAGATGCAATTTACAAAGCGTTTAACACGCTTAAGCCTTATTGATCAATCTCACTCGGGATATAGAATTGATCAACATTTGAAATATGTTTAACTTCAATGCTTTCTTTTCCAGGGTAGTGATTTTGCTTAATTAGCTGATTGACTCTTCCCAATGCTTGTTCGCTTGAATCTTGAACATAGGCCTTTTTAAGTTTCCTAAGCATTGAAAAAATTCTACTGTCTATGAATCTATTGAAAGTGGGAAAGGAGTACCCAATTACTACTAAAACCTCTGTATCTGAAATATCCGCAAAAAATTTTTCTCTCTGATTTTTTATTGGCTCATGGCTATCCCAAGCAAAATGGAAATTTAAATCAGCTTCGCTTTTTAACCATTCTAAAAAAAGTTTTTGGATTTTCTCCGGGTGACGGCTCTCGTTAGGTAAGTGAAAATATGCAGCAGATAAAGAATTCGATAAAATATCATTACCAAAAAACTCGGCACCAGCATATCCGTTTAATCTATAAACTTGATTCTTACTAGGAGTATTAGAATGCAAATCAGAGGTTTTAAGTAAAATAGAGTTAACTTCGCTTTCTTTGAAGTTCGTTAAAGACATTAATGCTTCGGTAATTTGAAGATCGTAATTCCAAGTCGCAATTTTTATCTCGGGATGGAAAGTAACATTTGAAGATTCTTCATTAAAATTAATTAAGGCAGAAAAAAAACCGAAATATCTCTTATCTACCTTTTTTATGCTCTGTTCAAGTACAATGTAAGTAGCTAAAGTAATCTTTGCAATTTTATATTCTTGGTATTTTTTTGAAAGAAGTAAGCTCTTCGCAAATATATCGGGAGTACCGTAATCTCGAACCCCGTTGGCGAGCCATTCAAATTTCTCGATTAAGATATTGTCCGGTGAAAAGCTTATTGGAGTGCTATATCTTTCAGCCAGACCATAACCAAAAGATTTGGTCCATGATCTAATACTATCTTCCATTTTCGGAACTGTTGATATTGTATTGGCACTAGCCCCAGCGCCCAATAGATAGAGTGTCTTCAAAATAAATTCCTCTATTATAAATTTTTAAATCTTCTTACCATAGAAGATCCTTTTATCAAATTCTCCCAACCAAAAAAGTATTTGTAAATTTTCGTACCAAATGGATTCGTCCGTTCTCCGTGAACGATTTTGCGGAACCATATCTAATCAAAAAATTCTTCGATGGAGATGTCGAAAAATACAAACTCTTCGATAAAATCCAAAACAGATTTATTGCAGAATCGACAGAAAAATCTCTATTAGTCCATGAAATAATCAAAAGAAGTAGAGAATGATTATGTCACTTAAATGGGACAAATTAGAACATTTTTTTAAAATAAAATTGTTTTGGATGATTTCTGTCCCAGGAGCATATTACTATACATATGTGGAGTTAAGTAAAAAGCAGAAGAAGGAGATAGTGAAAGAGGAGCTTTTGCAGTTTGCCAATGCCATTCTTTATTCTGAGGGATCGTTAGAAACCCTTATAGAAAAATTTTCCGATAGAATAGGGGAGTTGAATAGTGATGAGCTTCCAAGTTTTTGTTCAAATCCCCAGAAACCCTCGAATAACAGAGAAAAGCCGATCACGCTCTGACTTTTTTAATTCTAATATTGCCTGGAGTATTTCTTTCAATTCCGGATCTTTCAATATTTTTCTAGTAAACTCTACATCCTCACTGACGGCTTTTTTGGAAATTTGATCCACTTTCTTGGGAAGTTCGCCATTTAGGAGCCATTCCTTGCGATAACCGAAACGGATCTCAATTAGCGTTGCGACCGGTGATGAAATTTGGCTATCCCCTCTGATATATGCACTTATCGCGCCTTGGGTAATACCAAGCGCTTCGGCAATTTTGACCTGGGTATGACCTTCGTTCTTTAATTCAGAGAAAACCTCGAATAATCGCTCACGAACATTGGTCATAAAATAAAATAACCATTATTATTTATTTTGCTTGCTAAAATAATACTCACTATTATTCTCTTATCAATAGTGGTTATTAACCACTAGAGGATTTAAAATTACATGAGCAGTGCAGAGATTCAAGCAGATTACAACGAGCTTTTAACTATGTCTCTTGGCCCACGCCGACCTTTCCCGGACGATCCGGATCTCATCAATAGGATGTTATCTCTATTAGGAAAAAACCAAGAGATGATAGCGCATGAGACTGGAAAATCCAAGCAGCTTGTTTCTGCCTTTATTCAGGGGACTCGCCACAATCCAGACATTGCGCTCTGGTTTGAAAAACATGGAATTTATTTAGATAGGGACTATGTAGACCCTCTCTTAGATTCCAGAAGGACAGTAGAGAGGTTAACCGCATGAAAACCAAACAATTGTCACCAAAGCAAATTCAATCTGAACTTTCAAAGATCGGTTTCAATGAGTATGATGTTTTTCTTCGGGTTGGTGGAGTATCTTTGATGCAGGTTAAAAACACGATCAAAGGAAAATCCAATAACCAATCGATCCTTATGAGATTGGAAGAACTAGGAGTAAAACATGGAAGAACATTTAAGCACGGATTAAGTAAGGAGAATAGAAGTGTTGGAAAAAGAAACTAAGACAATCGTCAAGTTAATGGAAAACGGGAATATCCGCTTATCTGAAGATGGCTTTTTGTTAGGCGAGATGTCAAAAGAAGTTTTCGAGACTCACTATAAAAGTAAGTTAAAGGGAACAACAGTGTATATGGCCGAAAAAAAAGCTACCAGGTTGACTGCCTGATAGCTTTTTCCAGAGAAGAAAAGTTTTAGCTAAACTCACTTCTCTATTTTTAAAAATACAAGTCAACAAAAATTTAATAGGAGAAGTTAGAGATGCTTAAATCTGAAAGTTTATCTCAAAATATTGATCAAGAAATATTTTCCGTAAGGAATGTTTACGAAATCTTAATTGATCATAAATATCACCATTCCGAAGCAATCGAATTACTCCAGGGATATGGTTATCAAACCTACGAACTGGAAGTGGAATTTAATCAAAAATTTGAAATGGAGTTACAACATGTCTGAAACAACTACCACAGAAAATTCTATCTTGCTCTCAAATGGCGAGATCAATCCAAGTGCTTACGCAAAGGATCCAATCGAGAAACTAAAGAACCTTCGCACATTGTTTCCACCAGAGAAATATAATATCGTTATGTTCTCTCAGTTTCTTATGAATTCTCTCCCGGAAGGGATCTCACTCAAGCCACAGTTTGTTACTGTTAGCGATGACGATCTTTGGGACGAAAAAAATGCATCAGGTGTTAAACTAACTGCGGGCCATGTTATGTTGAAATCCGAAAAGGTGATCAATATCGCTCAAGCAATCGGACTCCGGCTAGAAAAAGTTTTGGAAGAAGAAACAATACTCAATAAAATCCCTCACCTTCGAATTGAATACGTTGCCTCTCTCCGTTTACCAGATGGCACAATAGTGAAATCATCGCCAGTTGGCAAAAGTCTACCCATTACTACAAAGGATGGCTCAAACCAAGCCCACATTTACGAGAACGTAGATCGAAAAGCAAAGAGAAATGCGATCAAAGAAATGCTCGCAATACCCACCCAGATGAAAAGGGAAGAAGCGCAGAAAATGTGGGTTTGTGTGAGAGCTGTTGTTGGTGATGGATCTACTGAATCTCAAGAAGTGGGAAAAACCATCGAGGCGTCTGCGACCGTTGCAACAGAGAACCTTTATGGAGATCCTACTCCAACAGTCCTGAAACCTTACACGGCCCAGGAATTTCAATCTTGGATTAAAGAATGCAATACCCAGGCACGTTGGGATGAACTTCGAGATTCACTATCAAGAGATATCATCGAAGAAGAATTAACTTTTCTAGGATTGAAAACATTACTCGCAAACAAATATCGCGAATTGAAACCAAAGGAGCAGAAGCTATGAGTATCAAAATTGGTAACATTGCGGACATCCACCTCCAAGGAGGTTTTGAATCCAAAGAAGCAATAGCTCTTCTCAGAGCAGGTGAGATTTTTCGGGAAACGAATGTGGATGTGGTAAGTGTAGGTGGCGATATCTTTGAAGATGTATCCACAGAAGAGCAAAGACTTGTTTTCAAAACATTCTTAGATGGTTTCCAAGGTCGAACTCCCATTCTAATTACACGAGGAAATCATGATAAACCGAAAGAGCTACTTTCTTACCAGAACAGAAGCCAACTGCAGATCTATGTTTCAGAATATCCTGAAGTCTTAGATTTATATCTTGGTTCAGGAAAAGAAAAAGTTCGATTCTTGACTATCCCACATTACTCAGCCGGAGCCTTAGCACTTCAATCTCAGAGTGTTGAGCAATTGGGAGAAAAAGGAACGAATGCATTCATGGATCTCTTGGATGGTTACTATCAAAAAATTCAAAGATCGGACTGCCCTTGCTTTGTGCCTTTTCATGGAACAATTTCGGGTGCCAAATTGGATAACGATAAGATTCCGAGACTAAATGGAATTCACCTTCCTCTGGGGTTACTGGAGTCATTTGGCTGTCCGGTTGTCGGTGGCCACTATCACAAAAAACAAAAAGTCGGTGGTAAGGTTTGGTACCCCGGATCGATTACTCGCCAAACATGGGGAGAGGCGAATGACGATAAAGGTATTCTCATCTGGTCCCTAAACGATGGAATTTGGTATGAGGAGCCTGAATTTATATCCTTAAATCCTGAGCCGATGATTTCCATATCCGCAAAATGGGACGGATCCCGTTTTATTGGAGAATCTGGAGAAGAGATCAATCTTGAAAAGATTTCTGAAAACAGTGCAAAATTGAGATTCCGATACACCGTAGAGAAAGAACTCACCCACACGGTTCCAACTAACATTAAAGAAATTCTCTCTGTAGTAGATCCATCGGTTAAAATTGAAAAAACTACAATCACAAAAATTGCAGTTCGAAATGAGGAGATTGCAAAGACAAACGATATCGAAGAATCTCTTCGAATCTATTTTAAAAGCAAAGGCATGGATGATTCGGAAATCGAAACACATCTCGAAGAACGTCGGGCAATCAAAGAGTCCCAAGAAACCAAAGAAAAGGTGGCAGCATGAAAATTCTAGAAATCAAAAACAAAGGATCTATCGCTTTCCCAGAGGGCATCACATGGACTCCCGGGAATGAGGCAAAAATTGCAATCGTTGGCGATAACGGATCAGGAAAGACCACTCTCCTTGATACGATTTCGATGGCATTCTATGGAGTAACACCAAACAGACGTTCCGAATCTGGAAGAGAAGAAGGTGCCATTTACGGATGCTTTAAAGCTAAATCTTCCTCGATTGAAGTGAAGGCGGAGATCGGTGGGAAAATAATCCACGTGAAGAGGCTGATCGATCCTATTGCTAAAACTCAAAAGCCCTATCTTTATGTAGATGGAAAAGCAGTAACAGAAGGAAAACTCAAAGAGTTCCAGGAAAAGTTTTTGGAACACACAGATCTTCCACAGGATCTTTTCCTTTCTGCTCTTTACCATTCTCAAAAAGGGAAGGGTCACATTGTCTCCCTGGACCAAGCAGGATCTAGAGAACTACTCGGAAATCTATTGGGATTTCAAGAATATGATTCGGAATTCGATCTACTCGAAAGCGAAAGGAAGGTGCTAGAATCAAATATTGCCACAGATGATCTATTGTTTAAAAATTTAAACTTTATCATCGAAGGTGAGGAAAATGCCAAAGAAAGTCTTCAGGTTTTTGAATCTGATAAAGTTAGAATAGATTCAGAATTGGCATCTTTGGAAAAAACTCTCTCCGATATTCAACAGAGATTGGCAGAATATAAATCTGAATCGTCCGATGTTCAGGCACTCATCGAGTCCAGGACTTTTACCGAAAAGGAAATTAAAGTTCTTGAGGATGAGATCGCCGATATCTCCGAGAGACTGAAAAATAACCAAGCATTAAAAGCCAAAGAGAAAGAGATTCGCTCAGCCGTTGAAAAAAAATCAATTTTGGAAGGAGAAATTTCTGAACTTGAAAATCATATAGTTTTGGCCCAAAACCAAATAGATTCTGCAACCAAAGAGATCGAAGAATTCAATAAAACTTTAAAGATTGAAATTGAGGAACTTGAGTCTGAGAAGGAAGCAGCGAGAAAGAATTCCGATACATTAAATTCCTCATGGTCAGATCAAAGAAGTAAGGTTGCCAAACTGGAATCTGAAATCACAGAATGTGAAAATAAGGCCAGTCTACTTCAGAGAGTACCATGTAATGGTGTAGAAGTCTCAGGAAAGCAACTGAACGAATCCTGTGAATTACTAGCCGATGCCGTAAAATCAAAAGAGAAAATTGCATCTCTGAAAAGCGAACACGACGAACTTCTAAAAGAAATGGAGCAAGAAGTTCTCAAAATCGAAAAGTTCAAAGAAGAAATGAAATCAATTGATTCTCTGAAACTAACTTTGTCTTCGAAGCTGAAAACCTTTGATTCCCTTACAGATGAGCGAGTAAAACTCGAGAACCTTAAAATGGAAATCAAGGTGAAAAAGGACGAAATCACTAGCTATACTGATGCTCTTAAAAACTTGGCCCATTTGGATCTCGTAGACGAAAGGATTAGAGATTATCAGGCAAAAATTGAAATCGCTTCCAATAAGAAATCGGAATTAGATTCCAAATTATCGGGATTGGCTCTTTTAATTACCGCAAAACAGTCCCAAGTTGATGGACAACTTCTAATAGAGAAAGAACTTGCTGACGCAAAGCTCAAAAAAGATGAAATGAGTAAGCGACGTGACGAGATACTGACCGAAGTCTCTAAGCTAGAAACCAAACTCAAACAGATTGAGGAATCCAAAGAAAAGTTGGAAGCTTTCGGTACACCCAAAAAATTGGAAAGATTGGGACGACTTAGAAATCTCTGCGAAGCCCTTTCTCCGAAAGGTATCCGGGCTCTTAAATTGGATGCTTCTGGACCTGAAATTTCTGCAACAATTAACGAAGTTCTTTCCGAATGTTACGGATCCAGATTTCAGGTATCTTTCAAAACTACCAAAGAAACTGGTAAAGGAACGGTAAAAGAAGATTTTTCCATCGCAGTTTATGACGAAGAAACCGGAGAAGAAACCTTTGTAGATAACAAATCCGGTGGCCAGGAAGCCATCATTAAAGAAGGGATCTCCCTCGGAGTGGCCGTCTATAAGATCCAAAAAACAGGGAAGGCTATCGAGACACTGATTCGTGATGAAGCAGACGGTGGCCTCACTCCAGAGAACGCCAAATTATATCAAAAAATGTTAGATAAGGCTATGGTGCTTGGTGGATTCAAGCAGGTGATCTTTGTTTCCCACAAACCTGAAATCCAAAACTTAGCTGATGCGGTTTTCAAAGTGGGAGAAGGCAAAATTGCAGAATTATCTTTAGAAGATAAAGGGATGGATTTCTAATATGAATTTTCAGGCGAAAGATCTAATGGAGTTAGTTGGAAACAAAAAGCCAACTAATGTGCGAAGAAGATTTGTTATTCGGCTATTGAACTGCATACGTGATTTACGTTCAAATGCATGTATTCAAAAGAAACAAATTCAGTATCTTCTTAATCAAATTGAACAACGTGATAAGATGATCGATGAATTGAGAGAAAAGAACATTGCACTTTTGAGTCAAAGACTATCAGAACAAAGACCTTTTCAAAGAGTAAATATTGTAGCGTAGGGTAAGAAAATGGAATTGATCTTGTATGGACTATTAATGTGTATTTTAAGTTTTTCCTTTGGTTATTTTTTCGGGAATCGAAAAATACCTTCAAAATCAGGTGTAAGCGTTATCAAGAATACACCTCGTAACTTTTTATCCTAACAAGAGACATATAAAAATTATGGAACAACAAAAATTAGACAGACACAAATTTAATCTTTATCCGCAAATGAATCCGACAGAGTTTAAAGAACTTGTCGAATCAATTCATAAAAATGGGTTCGATAATTCAAACCCAATCATTCTTTTTGAGGGTAAAATCATCGATGGTTGGAATAGGTACTTGGCATCAGTTGAAGCAGGGAAACGATTCTCAACAAAAGTATTCAAAGGAAATAAAGAGGATGCACTTACCTTTATTCTACGTGCGAACATTCGTAGAAACTTAACGGCCTCGCAAAAGGCAACTCTTGCAAGCGAGTATTTACCTCTTTTGGAAGAAGCAGCCAAAGCAAGGAAAGAAGCCGGGAAGAAAACAGATTCCGAAAAAGGTCGCTCCACTCAAAAAGCCGCACAACTATTCGATACGAATGAAAAATATGTAGAGAAAGCAAAGAAGCTGAAAAAAGAAAATCCTGTCGAATTTGAGAAAGTCAAAGCTGGCGAAAAATCAATAGGTCAGGCAACCAAGAAGCAGGAAGAGAAAAAGAAAACACCGAAATCTAAAACAGTGAAGATAGAGGGAGCTTACGAAAACGCTCCAAACAATTGGGACAAAATTTCAGGAGTATTGGCAGTTCACCTTGATGAAACTATCAATTTCCATAGATCTTTCAATGCCTTTATTCCGAATCCAGGAAAGGATTTTCTAAAGCTTTGGCAAGAGCATGAATCAGTAATGAAAAAACTTCGTTCTTGGTGTATTGATGTGGCAAAGAAGTGTACTCACTGTCACGGCACTACCCAAGTTACCATCGATAAAAATGGTAACTATGATCCGAAAGGAACACCAGCACCTTGTAATAAGTGTATGAATGGATTTGCAGGTGACTTATGAGTGCTGAACCATCTTTATTCCAAAAACCAACGTTTCATTATACATTGAAACCATACCAATCGAAGGCTGTCGGCAGCGCAGTGCGCTTATTAGAGGAAGGAAAAAATCCTTTGATAATTATGGCAACAGGTACTGGAAAAACGGTTGTTGGTTCTTCTATTATCAAAGAAAGAATTTCCCGTGGGAAAAAAATCCTATGGCTTGCACACCGAGAAGAGTTGATCGATCAAGCAAAATCGCAGATTGACAACATTTGCCAAATTAACAGTGGTTTAGAAAGAGCCGAACACCGCGCCAATCTGACCGAGAATGTGATAGTAGGATCGGTGCCTACCCTAAGAAAATCCAGGCTAGATTCTAGGTTCTCGGATTTCAGGATTGATGACATCATTATTGATGAATGCCATCATGCAACCGCAGACTCTTACCAAACAATCATTGAGTTCTTTCAATCCAGATTCGGTTCTAATGTTGTAGGATTAACTGCAACGCCCGATGGTGCCAAAGGTGGTGGCTTAAAGAGTATTTTTTCTGACATCGCTTATAACTACTCGTTACTTGAGGCTATTAAAGATGGAAACCTGTGTAATTTAATTGGAGTCAAGGTTGACTGTGATATTGATTTATCTGGAATACGAACTGTTGCGGGAGACTTGGATCAAGGAGCACTTGATGATGTGATGTCTTCCAAAATTCTCAATATTGCCGAAGGAGTATTAATGGAAACAATCGGGCGTAGAACTATCGTTTTTACCGTGTCTGTCCGAATGGCGGTCATGCTTGAGGCAATTCTTAAAGAAAATGGGATCAAAGCAAAGGCATTATCAGCAGAATCTAGTGTTGAGGAAAGAAGATACGCAATTTCTCAATTCAGAAGGGGAGAAATTACTCACCTACTTAACTGTGCCCTTTTCACGGAAGGTTTTGATTGTCCGGAGATTGAGGCGGTAGTCATCGCTTGCCCTACAAAATCGAGAACAAAGTATTCACAAATGGTTGGGCGAGGCACCCGTTTATCACCCGGTAAATCACATTGTTTGTTGGTTGAATTTGGTTACCAAGCGAATCAACACCAATTAGTGAAACCATTTGATCTCTTTATCACAGAGAATTATAGCCCAGAAGTTCGGAAAGAAGCAGAAAGACTCAGTTCTCTAAAACCAAACTACTACATGCTCGAATTGTTGGAACTTGCTAAGGAGAACTTAAGAAAATCAGCTCTGGATAGTGTAAAAATTGTTCAATATGGTTCAACGTATTATGATCCTTTCGCTTTATTAGAGCTCAAAGGCAAGGCGTATGATCAGGAATTAGATCTTGAATATGAGGGAAGAAGGCTAAGTAATGCTGAAGGCTCAATCACTTCTAAACAAAAAGAGATCTTAGCAAAACTTAAAGTTATAAATACAGAGAAGATGTCTGTCGCGAGTGCGTCTCTTGTAATTTCTATCTTTGCTAACAACGGATGGAGCGCCGAAAAAGTTCTAAGGAATTCCAAATGAAAAATTTACCTAAATCCCAGACTGAGATTAAGCCAAATGAGTATTGGTCGAAAATGCCGTTGTCGGCTCCTCTTTACATTAGGTGTCCAAATAAACTTTTCATATATGGTCTCCTGCTTTTTAAAATAGGGAACCAGGGATCCTGGTCTGGACGCATCAATAAGATAGTAGAGATTGCAAACGAGAACACTCCACTTTCACAGAAAAGATGGACCTATGCTAGAGTAGAATACATTCTCCGGTGGCTTCGGAAGGAAGGCTGGATTAAGGCAGATAGACCCGCAAGAAATAAGGCATTGGTTTACAGTGCGTCAAAACCTACGGATGTGCTGCCGATGGAAGAAACGAAAACAGTAGTTCGAATACAAAATGTCTCGGCCTCTGTTTATGTTAAACGCACAGAATATGATTTAGATCGGGATCCCGAATCTATCAGAATATTGGAGGAATTCGATGCAGCAATTGGCCACAAATTCACTAAATCCTAAGAATAATTTCAGCGAAAACCCGGAGGCATTTCTTTTGGAACATTGCGGGAATCTAGTTGCAGTTGGTGGTGGTAGTCTCGAAGAACGAATTTTATTTTTCGTTCGGAGGTTGAAAAAACTAAAAGCCTACGTTCCCCCTTTGGATTTGAACAAATTCCCAATAGAACTTCACACTGAAAAAATTAAAACCATGTGTGGTTTTCTTCAGAAGGATGCAGCATGAATCGTCCGGCATTAAAGTATAATGGTGGGAAATTCAGACTTCGAGAATGGATACTTTCACATTTTCCAAAACATCAAGTCTATGTTGAAATGTCTTGTGGAGCGAGTAGCGTTCTTCTTTCGAAAGATCGTTCAAAAGTAGAAGTGGCCAATGACTTAGATGGGAATATCACAACATTTTTTTCCGTTTTAAGAGATGAACCCAAAAAACTAATTAGAAAAATTAGTCTCACTCCTTACTCGGAAAGATCCCTGAAGTATGCATTGGATACGATTGATTCTACAGAAGATCCTATTGATCGTGCTTGGAAATTCTATACAATCTGTTGGATGTCGATGCGAGCTAATGATGTTCGAAAATCAAATATCGATTTCCGTGCAAAAGGTAATCTTGCAGAGGAAGGTGGCCACAATCCGGCACGTTTGTTTTCTAAAATCAAACACCTCTATAAAATCTCCGAAAGATTGAGAGGAGTTTTCATTTTGGAAAAAAATGCAATCGAACTGACTAAAATTTATGATTCAGAAGGCACTTTGTTTTACCTTGATTTACCTTATTTGGCAGAATCCAGAAATACAAAGAGCTTATACACCAAAGAATTTTCTCAAGTTGAACAACATGTAAGTGTACTTGAGACTTTAACAAAAATCAAAGGTATGGCTGTTGTTAGCCATTATCCTCATCCCGTTTACGACGAAATCTTTTCCGGATGGGAAGTAGTTACGAAAAGTACCTTAGCAAATTCAATGCAAAAAAGAAAAACGAGAAATTCTAACGAAAGGGTAGAGGCACTTTATTTAAGTCCCTTGGCGTCACAGAATCTTCATCCAAGTTTATTTCAGGAGATAGCAGTATGAAAGGAAAATACGCTGAGAACACAGAGGTATCTTCGGACAGATCAAAATCCGAGATTGAGAAAACTCTGCGAAAATACGGAGCTAAAGAGTTCGTCTCAGGTTGGAATGATAACCAAGCAATGATTCTTTTTAGTATGGAAGGCAGAAAGGTTAAGTTTCTATTACCACTTCCGCCAAAATCAGATTTCTCGAAAACGGAAACCGGAAGGGCGCGAAAGCCCAATCAGATTGAAGAAGCATACGAGCAAGGGATTAGGCAAAGATGGCGAGCACTTAGCTTAGCCATAAAAGCAAAACTTGAGATGCTGGAATGTGGAATTGCGACATTTGATGAAGAGTTTCTTCCATACATTGTAATGCCAAATGGAAGCACAGTGGCAGAGGAGGTAATCCCGAAAGTAAAGCAGGCTTACCTAGATGGAAAGCAACCTCAGATTTTAATTGGATAGTTTTTATTTTTAAAAAAGGAGAATAAAATAAAATGAGTAATTTAAGAGTAAAGTGGAATCGAGTGGTTCTATGGTTTGTATCTTTATGGGATGCAATAAATGAATTAGGAAAAGGGAACCCTAAAAAGGTGGAAACTGTAAAAGTCAGACAGGATAATACAATAATCTATGATGCAGCAAAAGTTTTTTTAGCAAAAAAAACAAAGTTCAAAAAAGGTGATATTGTTCAATGGATCCCGGAATGCAAAACTCACCAAGTTCCTTCAACTGAAGAATTTGCAGTGGTCGTTGGATTTGATTTGCCAAAATTTCCAGAAAATCAGGAAAGAACAAATGCAATTCATCATCTTGATATCAAATTACTTGTTCAACACGACAATGGGAATTGTTATATTTTCCCCTTTGAATCTTGGAGATTTAGAAGAGTGGGATCCATTTTTCTAGATTCTGAAACAAAGAAGAAAAAATCTGGGAAGAAACCTTCTGCTAAAAAGAAATCAGCGGTAAAGAAGCGTTCGAGAATCAATAAACTTCGAAATGATAAACCGAGAGGACTGGAAGCTATCCAGCAATTCCCTCAAGAGGAAGTAGCGGATCAGATCGTAAAACCTGTTAAAAAGAGAACTAAAAGGATCCAGGCAGCGGATTCAATAGCTGTAGCATAAACAACATTTCAAATCGGGGATTTAATCCCCGTCTTTATTGGGAACCATAGGAGAACCAAATGCAAGAAGTCGTGATCATCGAAGGAGTGGAATACATTCACTCAGTAAAATACAGAATCTTGGAACGAAAACTTCAGGAGAAAGGTTTGGAAATTAAAAGACTTAATGAGATCGTTTCAATGCACACTCCATCTATTTTCGAAAGTTTCCCGATCTGTACGCCGAGTTAGCAATATGAAAGAAGTTATCTTAATCTACAAGAGTCAATTGCTTATAAATTATTTGTTAGTGGGGAGCCTTTCAGCTTTAGTTTTTTTTGTCATTGGTGCTTGGGTTGGAAAGCCAACCATACTTGATTCTTCAAAAAATTCGGTCACAAAATTATGATTCTTGGATTCTCAACAGTTTTTCCATGGGGAGGGAAGGAGCCTAAATTCACTCACTTCCCGCAAAAGATTCTCGATGGCAGAAAGATCCATACTGCTCGCATTGATGAACACGATCGATGGAGGCCAGGAAGAATCATTCAGTTTTCAATTGGTGTTCGAACTCGAAACTACAAACAGTTTGCACTTGGAAGATGTAATAGAGCGTCTCAATTGATAATCGATCCAAATAAGGAAAGAGTATCCATTAGTTTTGGTGAAACCGTTTATCGTGGTGCAGGTGTCTTAGAATTTGCTAAGAATGATGGCTTTGATTCATTGGAAGATTTCTGGAGATGGTTCAACAAGCCGTTTGAGGGGAAGTTGATATACTGGACTTTATTTGAGAATGGGAGTGTGAAGGATGAATAGTCCAAATCTAAATGAAATTTATAAAGAAGTTTTATCAGCCAACTATCATGAACTTTGGGGTTTTATTAAGGAAGGTAAAACTGCAATTGTTCTGCTAGAAACTGAAGAACCATTTTTTGGTGATGAAAAGAAAAAATACGAACGAGTTGCAATACTAGGAATTTCTTCTCAAGGTTACTGTCGATTTGGAACTCCAGGAATTGGCTATGGTCCAATAAAATTTGAAGACTATAATGACTTTGAACGGCATATGATTTACTACAATTTGAAATGGGTGAAGGCATGAGTGAACTAACACCTAATCAAAGATTGATTAAAACCGCTGAAAAAATTACCGAAAGATGCTATTCCCCAGGCCACTATTTAGCATTGGTTCAAGAGTATGAAAAAAGCGAGAACCTATATCCTGCTTTGCTCTATTACGGAGATTACGAACATGAAATACCTTGGGATATTTCAGAGGAAGAAGCCAAAGCAAATCTAGAATCAAATCAGGTTATAAGTGGTACTACAATATTCGGAGTTGGATTTCACCAAGAAATTGAACAGATCTCTGGAGAACACGATTTCATGGTTAAGGTGTTTCATTTCGACAAATTTCCTAAGATAATTGAACTGTCGCCATTACCTGCTGAATTTCATGCAAGGAAGATATAGCTAGAGATGCACCGGCGTACGATAGAAATTAAAACTGCGATGCGAGAATTCATGCAATCTGAAAAGGCACAATTTTGTATCACATGCAAGAGCGTATTGTATTTAACTCCGAGCCATTTATTCAAAAAATATGCTTTGTATAAACAAAATAACCCATGTGATAAAAACTTAATCGTTTGCCAATGCTGGAAATGCCATTCCGAGTATGAGCTCTTATGTTCGGAGGATAGAGTGAGTTATTGGATCGAAAAGGGTTTTAACGAAATAGCTGATAGAATGCAGAAGGTAATCGATGGACAATACGTGGCAAAATAAAAAAGAAATGGATTCGTTACTTGGGATAGAAGGTTCTCGAGAGGTATATTTACAATTGGAAAAGGTATTCGAAAGAATGAGACTAACCCTTGAAGATGGTAAATTGCATTCCTCCATTGACCAGAGTATGCCACTTATTGGACTCAAAATGCAGCTCTACTTTAAAGATCCAAACGCTAACGGTCTAGTTTATCAATATTTAGTAGAAGCAAGTTTTCAGGATTTACCAAATGACAATAAGTGAATTCAATAAAGTGGTACCTGTCGCAGGTATGGTATTCCGAACTTATGATGGAATTGACCGCGAATTGATAAAAATATCTGTCGATAAGGAAACCAATTCTGTAATTATCTTTTCATGGTTTTTTACAGCAACTCTTCCGGAGATAGAGGGATTCTATCCTCCGAAAGAGCTAAATCCCATTTGAGACTTAGGTAAGTTTAATTTGATATTCCGATCCCTGTAACTATTCCAACTAAGAATCCAAATCCAAATTTTATTCCAAATGAATAAATTTTCCCAAGTGTAGTCGGATCATATTTTGCGACTTGTGTTTCGAAGCATAAATATTTTTCTCCACTCTCCTGGGAGGTGAAACAATAAGTTTCCTTTGTATTTACATATTCAGAATCAATCCTTTCCAAATTCTCTACTTCTACAGAGATCACTGCATTACGAATACCTTCTAGTTGTTTAACTAGTCGGCCTATACAGGCAAGTCTTGCTTTTACTTCTTGAATATTCATGCATCCAACCTGAGAAGAAGGGGAGTATTCTATTTTTTTGGGCGGTGTTGAGCAGGCGCAAAGTAAAAATAAAAAGATTAGGAATGGTTTCATTTTCGTTTCCTGTTTTTGTAAGTAGATATTTCTAATGTGCAAAAGTTTTCATCTTCGCAATTTTCTATGATAAACTTTTCAGTTCCGGAACGAATATTATCATAAATACAAGAGTGTTGGATCCCTAGACACTCTAGAAAAGTGATATCGGGTCCATAGTTAGCCTTTTTACCTGAGTTTTGAATTACGACAGGGATCCGCGGTGAATGGAACAGGTCTTTTAATGATTCCCTAAAAAACAAAATAGCAAAAATCCCAATCACACAGAAAATAAGACCAGGTACATTTGCTTGAATTAAAAGTCGCAATCGTTCGATTAGTTTCATTGGATTTCCTCATCGATTTGTTTAGGGACAAAACCAACTTTCTCAAACATTTTTCTAGCGAGTTTGTCATATAGAAATTGAGAAAGAAGATAACTCAAAAATAAGAATGCACTTTGATATAGAGACAAAGTCCAACCCGGTAGTTCATTGCAGATAGGTTCCTGTACGAATGAAAATTCAACACAGTATTGGAAGTTTTCTGGAGCTGTAATCCAATAAAGAATATTCGGAGGAATCGCAATCAAAGTTGCGATGATAAATACCATTCTCTTCTTGTGCAAGAGGACTGCCTTGATTGGAATAAATCGAAAGACAGCCTGAGATACAATAATGACTGCTCCGATGTAGATTGTCGATGTGACTGCTTGAGGGATTGCCGAAGATAAAAATTCAACCATTGTTTTTTCCTTTTTTGAGTTCTAAAATTTCTTTTTCTAATTTGAAGTTTGTTCTAATCAGAGTTTCCATGAGATCCTTCGCTTCCTGCGGAAGATTTTTGTGCAAACACAAGATCCTATATCCTTCCGCAATTGCTTCGACAGAATTCATTTTACGAGTTCCAAAGATTTTAAAAAATTCACTGGATCGACTGTCTTTGAGTTCTTCCAAACTTCAAAGTGTAAATGAGCTCCCATTGAATATCCAAAATTCCCACTTCTACCGACTTCAGTACCAGCCGTTACCTCAGCGCCTACTTCGACCGATGGATCTACGTGTTTGTATTTGTACTCATTCCCTGTATGAATCCCTTTCAAGATGACATATGGAGTCCATGCGCGATCGGATGGGATTTCCTTTGCTTTGATAAGATCTACCCAGGTTCCCCCGCGTTTCGCAAATCTAACTGGATGCTTTTTGTCGGCAGCCAAAGCCTTCACAACAATCGAATCTTCCACAGCATATACCGGCCCAGAACCTCCGAAATCAGTTCCTATGTGAAACTGCCTGATTGCTTTCCCATCGATGTTCAAAGTTCGATATCCATACGGTGATGTAACTCTTTCAGAAACAATCCGAACTGGATGGAAAAATTTAGGTTCCTCGCTGGTTTCTGGAATTGGGATCTCAGATCGTAAGGTCTCAGTTTTCTTTGAGGCGATAGGGGAGTCGTTCCAGTTATTTGATTTCTTCTGTAATTTTTCGTGATTAAGAATTAATCTTAAAATTGGTAGAAGTAAATTTAGAATTTTGTTCATAAGTTATCCATTCCTGTTTTGAGTATTGATGAAATTCGGTCAGAGTATTCGATTAGCTTTTTTGAATCAAAAGTGGACTTATCAATTATGTTATCCCTGAAGAATAACCCAACAATAAGTTCCTGTGCATCATTTGTTTGTACGAGTTTAAATACACATGAAACAATTGAATTGCGTACAAATTCCCTGCGCCAGGCAGATGTTTCTCGCATTGTCGAAATATCTAAAAAATATAAATCTTCAATAATCGCATTGGCTACCCAATCAGTTTGTGAGATTAGTTGGTCTCTATACTTTAAGCTTTTATCGTAAAACGGAAAAGATCCATCTGCGCAGCAATCATGAGTTAGTGACCATTTTTGAACTGAAATACCGTTATTGAATTTTCCACCATTATGGAGTGAAAATACTGCTGCAATTTCAGCATTCGAATATTCTCTGAGTGTGCTTAACTGTCCAAATACAAGTGTATCTCTAGATACGTATTCCGAAAGAGGAATCTTTTCTGATTTTAAGTTTAACCATTTTGATGTGAGATTCAAAGAATACTTATTAATCAAAAATACAAGAAACCAGAAAATCATTGCAAAAATGAAAGTTATAGAGAGTAACAGAAAAAATAATTCAAAGAAATGCAAGTGAGCAAAATCCCAAAAGGTCATTTTAGTTTACTTCCTTATGAGAACTTGTATTGAACTTGATATTCTTTATTGGCTTGTTAGTTGATTGCATCCCAAGCCGCCTGAATATTGTAATTTGCTAGTTGAGTTTTATTTTTCGAAGGTAATTCATCGATCAATGTACGTGATTTACGAAAACAGGTTTCCCAAAAATTTCCAGCAGTGAGAGCGAGTTCATTCAATTGCTCTGATGTTAGTTCTCTCCATTGATTTACGCTATCTCTCCAAAAACCTGACCATGATCCTCCGAGTTCTATTTTCTTTATTGCGAGAGACATTCGAATTAAGTCCTCTTCTCGCGCTTGAAAATTGAAACCATGAAATTGAACTCCTTGTTCAAGTTTCATAGAAAGGAAATTGAGGATTTCTGTTTTTAAAATCAATCTTCGATTTTCGAGGGAGATCTCACCATCTTCAGTCTTTTCCGAAATGGTTTTTTCTCTCCAATTACCATTCTCAAATTTTTTGCCAGTCGGAGGCCAAGAATCTGTGATAAACATTCCGTTTTCTGAAATTAGAAGTAAATCAGATTCAATCTCCGATTGATCAACTAGCGTGTCGTTTTTGATTAAATAATACATTTTGTCCTCTAAGTTAAATAAATTACGCCATTCCCATAGAGGTATTCTACAGATTCCCTACCTCTAGCTCCTGGACCTGTTCTAGGTGTTCCATCCGTTGGACTTGCAATTGGTCCTAGAATTGACATTTGACCAGATGGATTCCCAGCACCTCCACCACCAGTTGCCAGAGATCCACCACCTTCTAACCAAAAGCCTGTGGCACCCGCTGATAATTGATAGGTATGATAATGCAATTGTCCTCTATCTCTTACACGTGAATTTGCAGGGACTTCAACTAAATCTGTTCCAGAATAGAAAGTCGATCCTGGAGTCATGAGTCCTGCTTCCCCAGTCTTTCTCCACCTAGCTTGTGTTGTATTTGGTGTTCCTCCAGAAGCCATTCGGAATGGGTAAATTTCAATAGTCCCAGTTCCAGTTGATGCCAATGAAGATGTGTCTTTATCTATACAAATATATCTATTCGTAACAGATAAGGTATTCGCCAATGAAGATAGATATCGAATTCTAAACTCCTGACCTGATTTTGGAGCGTTGGTTCCTGCTCCGATATCAGAAGTAATTCTTACAATAAATGACCAAGCTGAAATTTCAGAGTCACTATCAGCACCGTCGGCATTTGTAGAAGGAGTATAAGACTTGGAAAAATGGTAATCTTCCAAAAGTGCACGGATTAAATTTCTGGCAATAAGAGTATCCTCTAATTGTAATCGTGTTACAGTTCCAGTAGTAAATCCAATAACATTGAAAACAGAAACAGAGCCAATTTCCCACTTGGTATTTCTTAATTCAGGAACAAGTAGAGGCCAGTTAGATATATTAAAGGTTTGATCTAAATCTTTTCGAAACCAAGGTTCCGATGGGGAAGGACTGAATTTTCTAGAACTCCACTTTGAATCTAATAATCCAAATTGCTGTTGAAAAATAATCCCATTTTCTGCTTGGTTTACAACTGGCACTCGACCTTTTTGCCCGCTATATGATGACGGAGTATCATTTAGTCCTATAAAAGTTTGCTCTTCTAGTAATGCTAAAGTGCCAGATTTATCTTTTGGCAAAACTACCGAATTGAGTAGCTTTTTGACTTCGATTATATTTCCGAATGCAGCATCTTTCTTGAATTCAATCCATTTTATTCTACCAGGCGTGAGAGTAGGGAAGGATGCAGTGGTATTATAGTTTTCGTAGACTTTAATATTGTAAGACTTCCTTGTCTTAACAACTTGCTGACTAACTGTGTTTGTTGATACATCAAAGAATTGTAAACTTGCAGGGTCTGAATCAACAGCTTCTAGCTCAATTTCGAAAAACCCCCAAAAGCCTGCTGCAGTTGGTACGAGCGTTAATGCTTCAAGGTAATAGATGTCATCTCCAACTAGGTATGCACCTTCTTTAGTTACGATTTCTGTTGTATCAAAACTTTCTACGTTCCCATTGAAAAATTGTTTATCAGTTGGTAAAACATCAAAGAGTTCACGAATAATCATCGCAATAGACTTTGGGTAGAGCACTAAATCATCCTCTAATCCTGGAATATTGCCAATTGTTTTTGCATTTACCCTTTGATTAGAATTGTAAATTGTTTTCTTTCTGGTGCTTGTCGTGACTGGAACCGATACTATTGGCATTTTTATTCTCCGAGATAATCTCTATCTATGAATCCATAATTTAAATACATTTGCGTCAATGTTGGGAGTTCAACTATTGTTCCCGCAAAGACTCCAATTCCAGCCGATTTCAATTCGTAAATCGATCGAAGCAAAGGAAGGTTAATATCGTATAAAGTTCGAAATAATATATATAGCGCGTTATGTTGAAATGCAAAAACAGCTCCAACCATTTTGTCAGGATAGGCAGGAGTATCCAAATAGCAGACATCTAAAAACCAGCCCATTTGGTTGCCTTCTCTTAAGTAAACATCTGAGGATTCAGGAATTAGTCCTTTGATGATGTTTTTAGTACCTACGATTGATAATAACCTAGCGATGATTTTTGCTCTGTAATCGTCGTCTCCCAAACCTTCATCATTTACAATTCCAAGAAATCTACCCCAATCTCTAAGCAAGAAACCTTTCGCCCGAGTTAATGGGAATTCATCTAACAGTCTATAAATGACTCGCATATGCCATTCAATAGCGTTATGAATTCCTCCTTTATTGATATCATTGATATTGGAGATAGTTTGCTTTTCTGTTTTATCTGAATCGTAAAGAATTGCTTTGAAAACTTTACCAAATCGGCCAAAAAGCGATAAATAATCGAAAATCATGGCCTTGGAATCCTATTGATAGCTGAGTTGGTAATGGTGCCACCACCAGTTCCTCCGATCTTTGGGAGAGCCCCGGAAGGTACGGAAACATCGGAGGAAGGAGTAAGGAAACGGATCCTTAAAATATCAGGGTGCGAATTTAGTGCAGCTGCTCTCATTAAATCGAGCAACACATCGGATCCATTCGAAAGTCGGTTCACAGCATTCGAGATCGATGTCTCGACAAGTGACTTAAAAGTTGCGTTAGATACTGAACTTGTGAGTAAAACATCTAGTTCATAGTCTACGTTTATTGCTTGAGTTAAGATATTGCCTACATAGAGGGTTGTCCCGCCTGCTCGGTATCCAAGTTCATCGGTCCCTTCAATTCCATCGATCTTGTTTCTAACAGCTGCAACAATCAATGGATCCACACTTCCTGTACCGTCAGAAATATAAACATTGATCCACCCAGTTTCTGGATCGCCTGTATACGGATTTATATTTTCTGTTACGAAAGAATCGACTACACCAGGGACAGACCTTACAGCTGATCGAATACCAGATAGAGTTGAACGTGCAAGATTTGTGATGAATTCTTGCCATCTTGCCTGTCTTGATTCTTCTGTTTCTTGGTCTGTGCCACCAGTTATGTTTACTGGATTGAAAATTCTATCATAAGTAAGGATTTCATTCGGATCATTTGGATTATAGATTTCACCTTTTCCTTGATCCGTGTCTATTTCTAGAGGTACTAAATTTCCCTTTGTCCCTAACTCATCTGCGATTATATCAATATCAACTGAAGTATCTCCAACGAGGAGAGTGGTTGGTTGAATTGTTTTGTAGGTAATTCCAAAAAGTGAAATCGCAAATATGGGGATATCTATATTGGAAGTGTGGCCTGTATGATTATACCTAATGTAACCTGTTGCTTTGTTACCAGGTAACAATCCGAAATTGAAAGAGTCATAACAAGCGTTGTCTCTTGCATATTGGTATCCGGCAAAAAATTCAGCATCACCTCTCGATAATTGTAACGCGATTGCTTCTACCAATGTTCTGATTCTAGAACCTGGTTTCCAATTTGTAAGACGGACTCCTGCACCCACAATATAAGCCATAATATTGGAAAAGTAGGCTAGAAATGTTCGAGGTGCATACGCCGTAGACATGGGAAGTGACAAGGGAACTAATGGACTCATTTTGCAAGCATTTTTGATGTAAATGAGTTGATTTTCTAAGGGAATAGATGCTTTGTCCATTCCCCAATGGGATCTCTTGCGACGAGCGTAACAAATAACACTGGTGGCTATTCTGCCACAGGTGCATATTCAGTAGAATTTCTATCTCGTGTCAAATATGGACCTAATATCACTTTGGGAGAGTATTTCTTTCTACTTGGACTCTCCCGGATGGATCATACATTCACTTATAATGTTTCTGTGACACCAACTTACAATGGTGCGCAGGTAGTTGATAATGGAAATGGAATTTCTCAAATAAGTTTATCTGGAGAAATATACGCGCATTATACGGGGAAACCCGTTAGGAAACCAATGCCAGGATTGGCAGGCGTAGGGAATGCACTTCTTGGAGAATTGGAAGATTTAAATCCCATTAAGAAGGCAGGTTATTTAGACTTCTTTGATTTAGTATACCTTATGCAGGAAGCTCGTGATAAAGAAAAATTCAAATCTCGAGTTCCGACTTTCAGTTCATTTTATCCAAATGCTTTTGATATATATAGTGTCGCATCTGCATTTGGTACGGAATCTTTTAACTCGGAAGATATCCAGATGGTTTTTCATGATTATGATCGTGATTCGCATTGGGAAGTCGCATTCGATAAAAATGGATTCAAAATATCACAATCAAAAGAAGATCCCCATACTTGGTATTGGAATTTAAATTTCATCGGAATCAAAGACGAGTCTGCCCGTGGGAAGAATCGGCGTGCGCCACTCCCAGATCTTAAACAAATGGTTTCAGGTGTATTGGTTACTTTTGAAGAATTTCTTTCTGATTTATCTGGGCCACTTAGTTACCTGAAAGGGATTACTGAACTATATACCGATATTGCCAATTTAGCGGAAGGAATGAAAGATGCTCTAAAATCTTTCGAAGCAACAAACAAAGAATCTCTTCGTGCAATTTCCAAAGCAGGTGGGCCACTCAAGAAAAAGACCAATCAGTTTCAAGAATTACTATTGCAATCTCTTTTCCCAAATCAAACAGTACCTTCCATCGGAGCTCTGGATATACCTATCGTTCCAGTTAGTACAACTAGTTCCCAATCTGAGATTGATGCTCAAGAAATCCCAAATTCAGTTTTAGACAATGTTCTTACATCTGGAGCAGTAAGCGATTTCGAAATCGAAGCAGCTGTGGATCCCGCTGTTTTATCAATTCTAAACGTTCAGATAGCTCTTGGAACTATTTCAACCGTCTTGATGCTCGCAAATAATGAAAATTTGGCGCAAAATTCCTCTTACATTAAAGTAAAACCCGGGGAAACGTTAGAAATCCTTGCGAGGAAATACTTTGGTTCTCCTGATAGAATTGATTTACTCATTCAAAATGATCCGAGACTTATTGGAAAATCAAATGAAGAAATCATTGGAATGTCGATCAAAGTTCCAACGAGCGTTACATATAATCAAAGGGATACTGGAGTTTATCTTGAAAGATATC